AGTAGCCTGAGGAACAATTTCCGTATAGTCAGCAACTTCATCCCACGCATTTGCAACGCCTGCAGGAAGTCCGATATATACGTACGCGATGCCTCTCCAAGTAGCAACGTTAATGTCGAATCTCTGACGACCATCATAGATGATACCTTTCGGTCTCTTCTGTTCGATTACGTCAAGAGTAAGAGCCAAACGTTCAGTGAATTCAAGACCGTGGTTTTCAGCGTTGTAGGACTTGTCTACAATGAAGAAGCCTCTGCCACCTTTCGTCTGAGCCAGCGTATTAAGATAAGGAGTCGTCTTAAGAACTGCTTTCTTATACGCAGGATTCGGGTACATGGATTCGCCCTGCTTGAACATATCCATTGAAAGAGCCGTTTCAATAGCCGCCTTCAACAAAGGATCATTCGCAGCGACGATCGTCTTTTCACCCATAACGCCCGCATACTTGTTATTGTCATCTTTAAGGTTTTCCATATAAGTGATAACCTGATTGATAACGTCTGCAAGTTTAGCGATACGAGCAGGGTCATCGCCCTTATAATCAATGTCCGCGTAGAAGTTATTGGACTGGTACGCAGCTGTAATCTCATCCGCACTCATACCATCACGTTTTACAATAGTATGATGATTGTAGAACAGCGGATTCTTCGTGCCAGTAATATCACCGTCAGTCGTATCAGCGGAGTTAAGTTTCAGTCTAGACTTACCATCTTTACCATCACCACCCCAAACAACTTCAACGCCATGACCTGCACCAAGAGCGGCCATAGCATATTCTACAATATCGCCGTGCCAACGTTTTACAAATGCGTTCGCAGTATCTTTAGCCGTGCCATACTGTCTGTCTTCCAAGGTCTGCTGCGTAATGATGAACGAGCCCTGGAAAGTTCTCGTACGATACGTTGCAGAGAAACCTTCAGCAGTATTGAAGATAGGACCAATCGCATAGTCGTTCGTTTCTACAAATGCTTTGTCAAAGCCAATACTCGATACGTACGTTTCCTGGAACTTATCGATAGAGTTACGAGCATAAATCATGTCGATGGGGTTCTCACGTTCCCAAGCTTCTTGCTGATTTTTAATCATAGCGTTCAGAGGTTCACCCAGAACGTTATAATCGGTACGATTTTTCAATGCTTCATCAATGTTAATAATCACACCCATTTCTGTTCACCTCCTTACGAACGGTCACTGCCATCTGCGGCAGGAATAACGTCATCAAAGTTAATTACTTTGTAAAGCGCTACGTGTTTCCAAGGGTCAGTCTTTGCAGTCGGAGCCGTTGCTTTCGTCTGAGCCACTTTCGGGTCATAACGATAATCACGGTTTTCAACCGGTACATGGCCATATGCAATGGTCTGGTCGGACTGAGCTACAATATACAATTTACCAGCGGCTGCGTTAGCAGCGGTTACGTCAGCTGCAGCAGCCTTTTTAATATACTGCTGAACAGTAGCAGTTTCTGCGGTAAACACTACAAAATCACCTACTTTGCAATCACCTACAACAGCGGTATCGAGATAGACTTCACGCTGGAGGTATGCTGTTCTAAAACTTGCCATTTCTTTTATACCTCTTTGTATTTATTATTGAGTTCTTCGTCAGTCATATTCGGATTGAAGAATTTCCAAAGTCGTTTCTCTTCGTCTGTAAGATGCCGCTTAGTTTTACCTTCAGGTGCTGCTCCACTCGGATTGTTCAAATGAGTAGTGCTACCTTTGGATGCTTCACTTCTTGCTTTGAGAATTAACTCTTCGCCATGCAGGTTGATATAAGACTTTTTTAAACTACCGGTTTTCTTCCAGTCCTCAATGACGTCCTTGGGAACTTCTTCAAGGGAAGCAAAATTCGTACCGGCAAGTTTGTTAACGTCTTCAAGCTCTTTCTTAGCAAATTCAGTAACCTGTCTCTGCTTAAGTTCTTCAAGCTCTTTCATTCTGGGGTCTTCTGCAAGACGTTTCTTAACAATCTCGTCTACAACCGGATTGACCAACTCTGGGTCAAGTCCTTTTTCTTCAAGCAACTTGTTTTGTTTGGACTTCTGCAGCTCATCATAAGAAGCATAACCTAACGACGTTGCAATTTCGTTCTGAGCTTCTAATTTGGCTTTCTCCTTTTCTTCTTTAAGACGTTTCGCAAAAGATTTAGTCTTTGTAATATCGTCTTCTGTCGAAGTAGTAGGTGGAGTTTCCTGAGTAGTTTTACCTTCAGTCGCAGGTGGTGTTGCCTGCCCTTCATCTTTGAAGAGACTCTCTAACTCTTCCAAAGAGAAATCGTTTTCACCGTTAGGCATATTTAAATGTCTCCTTTGGCTTATTTTTGTACGAGTGTCGGTGGCCTTCCGTTTTGCTGTACAATCATATTCTATATATGATTTCTCAAAATTGTTACACTACTTGTTAAGTTAGCTCAATAACCGGACCATCGTCTTTTACAATATCTTGTTTGGGCTCATCAAGCAGTGTAGGTTCAGGTTCTTTAGGTACTGCAACTTGGTGTTTTACAAAAGGCTCTTCAGAAGGTGGTACGTTTTTCCACTCTTCCAATAACTCGCATATCTCTTCACAAGTAGCAAGCTTCATACGAGCACCTGCTGCGCCAGACATTGCCCCAAAGAATAGTGACGAAAATAATACAGCGACCATCAGCAATAATGTAAATGCAGCTTCTTGCCAACCATCTTTAATAAATGATACAGCAATTGATGCTGCAAATATCATAGACAAAACTGAACTAAATGCTTTCTTAAATTTACCAAATACATGGTAATGTTCAGCTTTATGAATACGCAACTTCATACTATCACTTGCATTTACAGATAAAACATAAAGCATATCCTTAGGTGTTTTAATACCAGACTTAGGATATGCATGCTTTTTAATTTTACGAATTAAACGCTTGTGGTCGTGGTGTCTATATCCACCAGACTCAATGTCTGCGATACTGCGCCCAGTAATATCTTCGACGTCAGCCTTCCATTGTTCTACAAAGTTTCTGTTATATTTGCGAATACAATTTTGCAGCTCATTATATTTCCAACCCTTACGAGCGTTATAGTATCTACGATGCACAGAATACTCTGGGTTATTGCGGTCCAACGTAATAGACTTTTCGTACATACTTGTATACCAAGAGTCCCAAACTATCCAGTTAAGTACTGCAGCTACTGCTGACAAAATACTTACATTCTTTAAACTCGGTTTTATTTTAAAGTCATCTACAAAAGATAAGTACGCCACAATGACAATGGAAATGAGGAACACAATTTGTGTTCCCCACTTCACTATGGTGGTCATAACTTTCTGTGTAGATAAGTCATTCACCTTTTTCATCGCCTTCTCCTTCTGTGTCTTCTTCTATATCTTCTATGTCGATAAAGCAACACATTTTAAAAAGCATTCCTATAAGGACTAAGAGAAATATTAAAGTTATCGCGCCTTTAAATGCAACTAAACCATCTACAAGAGCTCTAACAAAAAGTACTGCTAAGCCAAGAGATAATAAAACTTCGAGTGCATTTATAGCATATAAAATCATTTTACACTTTTTCCATCTTGCAATTATTAAATCATCGTTACCATTTGCAATAGAGTAGTCATGCTCAAGGTCGTAACATTCTTGCTCGTATCTTTTAAGTTTACTTGCGAATAAGTACTTACGAATAATAATTACTGTTATTAGTAACGAGCCTATTGAAGCAATAGACCATTTAAATGGCGTGCTGTGAGACTCGAATAATTCTAAACAAGTTACAACTATCGGTCCCACAAACACGAGTGCCATATAAACAATATCTTGCCACAAAGGCGTCTTCAATACTCTTGATGTTGCCTTTGCCTTTGCCATAAGTCACCTCACAACTTTACTTCTTCTACAACCATATCACCGGTTAACTCTTTTAACTCATCCTGCTCATCTTCTGTAAGCTTCTGAGTATGAGTAAACTTCGATAATATTTTAAGAATAAGTAACAATTCTTGTTTTACAATCTGGAGCTGTTCATTCTGAGTATCACCAATTTTTTCCAAACCTTCTTTAATAGGCTTTTCAATTTTCTCTGAAATATCAATCTTGATTTTCTGTGGTAATACTGCAGTTTTGAATGACTCTTCAATGTATTGCTTACTTACTGCAATCTGTTCTTGCATAGCCTTTTCGCTTACCTTTGCTTCGCGTTTTGCTTTTGCAATAGACTTAGTGCAATAAATTACGTTTGCAATAATAGTAACAAGAGATACTCCGCCGATACTCAGACTTAAAATCTGAGCAAAATACTGTGAAAACTGGTCTAACATTTTATACCTCCTTCTCGTCTTTGAGATTTGCAACTTCAACAGCTAAAGCTTTTAATTTGCCTTCAATATCTGTCTTCTGTTTAACTTCGTCAATAAGATTAAGCTGCACTGCAGTTAAGTTATTGAGTTCGTGTTTTACGTCTTGCAGCGCTTTTTCAATCGACCCAAGATGCTCGATAAGCGCATTATACACTCTCAGTTCCATTACCTTTCACCGCCTTGTTGTATTCATCAGGTGCTGCAGGTTTATAACCAGCTACAATAGCTGCAGCCTTCATAAATGAAGCAGCGTGATTGCCTTCGTCTTCTGTAACTGCATTGATGAGTTTAGAAAATACTTCTGCTTTTTCAGGCTCATCAGCATACAGTTTCTTGAGTGCATTACAAGCATATTGGTATTGTCCAATAGTTTCCTGCTCAGATAATGCGAGTGCATTGAGGATGCAATTAGTTGCACCCTCTTTGCAGCCCGCAAGTAACGCTTCGTCTACAACCCATTTTAAATCAGTCATTTTAGTTTGCCTCCAATTTGTTAATTTCTTGACGCCAACCTTTGCGCTGAAGAATAATTGAGTCATATTGCTTATGAAGCTCAACTAATTCTTCAGTATCAGAATTAAAATTTGCCTCAGCTATTTTAGCTGCAATATAATCGGTATCTGCAAGATACTTCTTATATTCTGCAATCTTCTGTGCTTTCTCGTAAGCAGCCTTCTCTTGTGCAGTAGGTTCTTTTGGCTTTGTCAGTTCTTCAAACTCTTCTTTTGTAATTTGAATATAATTCTTGTCAATAAGAGGTGATTTGAGATTAAGAAAACCTCTGTTATCTTTCTTCTTGTAATAAAATCTTTCCATTGTTGTTTCTCCTTTAAAGTTCAGTTACAGTATCTGATGTTATTTCTGTACCGTGTTTAGAATTATTACAGTTTGAACCATATCCCGCGATTTTGCTTGAGTACCACACTTCGATATAATTTCCCGGGCATTCAAGATATGCCACGAAAGGATAAGAGAATGCGTTGTTATTTTCTTTGAATCTAACTATCATTTTACTATTAGGAAAAGTTTTAATGTAGTTAACCAAATCAGAAAGAGTATAACCAGTAGGTCTATAAGATTTAAAAATAATTGCGCTATATCCATAGGCGGAATGATTCATTTCAACGAAATGCTGATACAACTTTCCACCACTTTCGATAGTACTAAATTCAAGACCACTTCCGTCATCTTTAACTTTAAGTACTTGCCCAGCCTGACCAATAGCATCAGGCATCAATCTGTCTTGAATATCGTAATCTGTATTTCCGACATTCATTCTATTTATTAAACTCATTTCTAACCTCCTTTAGAAAACTATTGTTTTATTAACTACGGTAGCTCCACTTTTAACTACCAAAGTTTTGTCTACAACTGATGCATCAATACCTACAATTGTTCCAAGTGACGTCAGTTTAGTATTACTTGTTTTAACAGTATAAACACTACCTTTAACTTGTACAAAAGTAATTCTAAAAATATCACCAGGTTTAAAATTAAGATACGCATCTGTTAGCATCACATAATCACCAATCTTAACCTGTTCAGTAGGTTTAATACTTCCTGAGTCAAGCTTCCAATTGAGACTACTAACGCCTTGCCCGCTACCTACAATTTTTCCAAGATACTGTGGTATGCCGCTTTTCTGAGTGGCACTGATATGACCATTCTCTCCGACTACAAAATCGTCAGGGTTGAATGATGCAATACCTGGGTTCTCAGTATCTGCGTATGGAATTTGAGGGTACTCATCGTTATCAATGACCTGTGTTTCAATTATATCTTGTTCACTCATTTTAGTTTTCTCCTTTTCATGATGATTATATAGTTGTTACTGTGTCTGTAATAGTGTAGTCAGATAATGTTACCGAACCTAACCCATTTTCTGGGTGAATGTAGTATACTTCAAGCATCTCGGTATCTACTTTAAAAACAGGATAGTATAAACTACTGGCACCATCGTATACTAAACCAGATACATTCTCTGTAGCAGCATCACCTATAAGTGTCTTAAGGTCTGTGAGAGAGTTTACAACGAGTGATTTAGAGCTATATACTACCATATTAAAAAAGGCATCTCTGTCTGCGCCTGTAAAATTGATTACGTGCTTGTAGATATCGATATTACCTGTACCTAAAATAGAGTTTGTACCGAAGAGAATCTTGGTTGTGAGAGCACCAGTCTGGCCGTCTATTGATTTTACACCTTCGCTTGCACCGTTCAAGACAGCTTCATTACGAGTCCACTTACCATTTGGCGGGGATATTAGCATAGTAATCTCGTAAGCCTTATCAGACTTAAAGTATATGGCTCTATACCGTATAATCTTATCATCTGCGTTAGACGAATACTTTAAAATCATTTCCGAGGTAGTGTCATAAACATAATAATTATGCCCGTCTGGATTGCATAATTTTTCCTTTACGTCAGCAGCAAGTGTCCCAGTACTTGTACCATTAGGAATAGTAAAGGCTTTTACAAAATTTTCAGAAATATCAACTTTTTTCTCGTCCACGTATTGCTTATTTGTACAGTCCAGATTATCAATAGGAGTATTAGTTCTTATATTACCTCCAGTTGTATATTGGGCTATATGTCCTTGCTCTGGAACATTTTCAGAAGTAGGAATTATATATTGCTCTCCTCCTGCTGAAATTCCATATACTCTAGTATTTTGAGTAGCTGTAATAACTTTTGCAATGAATCCTTCATCTACATATTTCCTGTTAGCTGCTTGATAAGGTTTTGTTGGAGTATTTGTAATTAGAACACCACCGTCTCCCGCTATTGCATCACCAACCGCATAGCTTCTATAGGCTGGAATATCTCCTGTATCAGCTCTATCGTCGTCATCTACATATAGCAATAGATTTTCTGGCGGTAATAATGTTGCTTTTTTTGGAAGATAAGGAACGCGATTATAGTTACTAGAACTACCTGTAGATGCGTCTATAATATTAAATATTTTGCTATGGTCAACTTTAACATCAATCTTCTCACTATCGGCTGCTTTATCTATTACAATACCGTCTTTTCCTACAATAGGAATTGCTAAGTCCATCATAGCATCATGATTAGTTCCTTCTGCTGTAAATCTTGCAGTGGAATTGATTTGAATACCTTCTGTAGTGTCGTATTGAACTGTTGTATCTCCCAGTGTCAGGTTAACGTCTGTGAGAGAATTGATGCCGTCGTCTTTTCCACCGTCAATAAATTTTACATTTTTTTGTGAAGAATCTACTTCTACTTTAACTTTATGCCCGTTTGTGAAATTACTATAAGCATCTCTTGTTGCAATAGGTTGTAAGTCGCTTGCATTTACGTCTACATTTCCTTTGCTATCCAATTTGATGTCGCCAACATAAGCAGTTCCAGAATTATCGTAAACAAGTCCGCCGTCATTAGTCCCATCATATTTAGGCGTTATTAAACCTGCGGGAGAAGTCAATGCAGAGATATTATCTTTTGCTACGTAAATCAATTTGTCTGCGACTTTTAAAGTCGTTGACTCTATAACAGAAGTTTCTCCACTTACGCTTAAATTGCCTGAAACAATTAAGTTTCCTGTAATTGTTCCGCCGGTTCTATCAAGTTTCTTTAACAGTTCAGCATCTGTATAATTCAGCAAAGTCTTTTGCTGTTTGTAAGAAACTGCGTCCTCATCAGATACAGCGTCAGCGGTTTTTACTCGCCCTGCGCTATCACGTTTTACAATACTATTCGGCGTTTCCGTTACTTCTCCGTCAACTTTAACTTCAACCTGCATTTTATTATTGACTTTGTCAATTAAAATGCCGTCACCTGGAATTACCGGAATATCAAGAGTTGCAGGAATATCGTAAGCTTCACCATCATCTCTAGTAAATCTTACTATTGCAGACAACTGAATACCGTCGGTACTATCATACTGAACATTCTCAAACTCGCCATGCGGATAGTCAATATCAATAATATCTTTAATACCAGCGCCTTCTTTACCCTGCTCTCCTCGGTCGCCTTTATCACCTTTATCACCTTTATCGCCTTTATCACCTTTATCGCCTTTATCACCTTTATCACCTTTATCGCCTTTTGGTCCTACTTCACCTTGCAATGAAAATACGCTCTGATTATCAGTAATAACCAAAAAGTTTTCATCAGCTGAAATACCTGTAATTACAAAAACTTCGCCTCTGGTAAAACCAAAAGCGTCTTCTCGTAACATAATGTATTCACCAATTTTTACAGGTCTGTTATCTACAAGACTTGCGTCGTCTATAGTCCAAGTTAAATCGCCTTCTCCTTCTTCCTGTCCTACAATAGTACCTACATATTGTGGAACGCCTCTTTCCCAAATAGCTGAGACTTCACCATTATTAACAGTGAAGTCTTTAGCATTAAAAGAAGCTATACCTTTAGCAGAATTACTTGCAATAGGAATTGAAACAGCGCCAGGGCTATCTACGTTTTCTACTACGTCTTTCTCAGACATAATGTTTACCTCCTTAAGATTGTTTTATAATAAGTTTTTCTGGTCTTTGCAAAATATCTTCGGTGGTATAATTTGCCAACGGCGCAGAAGGTCTTATATTACGTACCATATCAGGTCTGCATTTCTTAATCTCGTTATACAAGGTCAAATTATCAGTGGGCTTGAATGGTCTATAAGGATAGATTGAGTTATACATACCTTTTAGCACGTCATTAGTTTTCTGACCACCAATAAGTTTAAAAGTATATTGATACTGACTTTCAACCCAATCACGAGTTTGATACTCAAGGAATTGTTTTGTAAATACAAATGAATAAGCGACATATTTATTATCGCTGCTATACATATAATAATTACTATCATACATATAAATATTACTTGTAGCTGTACAGCCAGCAGGTAATGTATTAGAATTAAACTGCTCTGCAGTTAACAATATAGGCGTAGAACTTTGAAACTTAGGGTACTTCTCAAGGTTCAGCCAATAATTACATTTGTAACGACCTTCAACATTGTACGCTGTTGAAGTCACTGAGATAACAAGATAGGGGTTAAGTATCGAAGTAGGTAAAACAAAAGGAGTTCTGCCATCATCTTTAAACACCTTGCGCGACAACACAAATGTCTCGCCACGTCTTACAATAATGTTCTTGCCTAATACCTTCATTCTATGTTACCTCCTGTAAGGGTGCCGCCCACAGCATCAGTTGCTTCTTGACTATTGACTGCATTAGTTTCATTAGTCTTCTTAACCATACCACTATGAGATGCGCCTGTACCTTCCCTACCAGCATTCTGTCGTGCACCGCCACGACCATCGATAGGAGTAGGTAAACCAGCACTCTGTCCAGCAGAATTGCCACCCGCAAGCAGCTTACTGTTCTGGAACTCTTGAATAACGCGTTGCAAAATATCAGGGTTTTGTAACAAGAGTTGCTCAATATTAGGCGGTAAGTGCTGAGCATTTTCTTTAATGCCTGCTAAAATAGTTTTAGCAAGAGGATATTGCTGTTGCTCCATCGCGTTCCAAAAGAGGACTCTCGTGTTCGGGTCCATCACATCACCCATCGTACCTTGCATATACTGACTCTGCAGTTCCTGCCACATAGCCACACGGTTATTAGCAAGAGATGCTGCAGCGTCACTTCCAAATTTGAAGTCGTCACGATAATAAATCTGACCGTACTTGTCTTTAGCAAGGAACATATACTTATTCCATTCCTCTTCCTCAACGCTACCATCAGGCAATGTCTTGACGAACTTCTGCGACTCATCGCTAAAGGCAAGAAGGTATTTAAGCACCAGCTCGTACACTGCTGAAAATGCTGCCGCCTTAATGACTCGCAATGACTCAATACGACCTGCGGTTTGCATCGCGCTGAATTCTTTCGCTTTACCTGAAGTAGCAGAGGCATCATACTTACCTTGGAATGACTCAGTCACGCCAGACGTTGCTCTTGCAGACTCGTACATCATCTGAGCTGCTGCAATATCTTGACTCGTGTCTGCTGCAATCTGTTTATTCTGAACCATCTGCGACTCTTCGTAACTGCGAACATCAATCATCTTGATGCCGTTACCGCTGTCGTTTATTTTAAGCCGTGCAGGTTTAGTGACTACCGCACCGCTATCCAACGTTTTATCAACCATCTTAGTATACATTTTATTGCATACGTCTTGCATTTCCAAAACCATCTTAGCTTCGGAGATGCCATACATACTTTCAATAGATGATACTGCAGGTCTCGGAATAAACGGGAGTTGTCTTACAACGTAAAAAGGAATTTCAGTTCCTTTAGTTAAAAACACTCTCGCTTTGTACTGGTCTTTGTTCTGCTCATCGTTAGACTCACCAGTTTCATACGGGTTATAGACTTCGTATAAGTCTTCTCCCAATATCTCAGTAGTTGCATTCTCGTACTTGAAATTACGTTTGCCACACACAGGACATTGTTTAGCCTGTGGTACAATGGTATGGCACGAGGTGCACTTTCTAAGCTTACGAATTTGCCAATTCTCTTCATTACAAATAACCTGTCTCGAATGCTGCGCCCACGAGAACTTACCAACGATACGGTCCTCATTAAGATAATAACAAGTTACCATTGTGATAGTGCTCAGGTCAGTCTCTTCATCAGGACTGGCAGGCTGACTCGTATTACTTGCAACAGGTGTAATACGTCTATGATATAAGTCCCATATACGCGCAAGAGAGATTTGCTGAAGCTCAAAGATATACTCCAACTGTCTCCAATCTGTGATGCCAGGCTGTGGCACAATTTGGTCAGCTAAGCACAAGTCAACTTTCACTGTACCAGAAGTGCTATGAGAATTATCCAACGAGTCCCACCATACTTTGTACCAAGAAGTACCATCGACGTATGTAGCTCGCTCATCTCTGTCGTTCAAATATTTACCGAAGATATTATCTATATTATAACGCAAAAAATCTTCCGTTGTTTCTATCAGCGGAAGGTCACTCTTATATTTAGGTGTCATCTTCGGTGTAGGTATAGAGTTATCAATTTTACTCTCTACAAATTCGTACACCATCTTGCGAAGCTGACGAGAATCTGTCTCGCTATCCTCAGTACCATCTTTCTTAAGCGCTTTAAGCGTACCGTAATATGCTTTGCGCCATCTCTGAAGGTTCTTAGTATTAGCAAGTTCGTTCTTCTCTTTAGCTGCTTTTGCGATGGAGTACAGTGCACTAAACTTGTTTACAAGGTCCTGCTCTTCGTCAGTATTAACGTATGCTTCTACGTCCATACCCCATTGCAGATACCAGTCAATTCTACTTATTTTAGCCATTTAATGTACCTCTCAGTTATAATCTATTTAAAAAATTGCAAAAATGTTACACAATCAAGCAAGCGAGGCATGCAAATTATCGGGCACGTCATAGTCTGCATCTTCCTCGTACCACTCTTCCGGATAGCCAAACGTTCTGCAATATGCCTCCTTCTGCGCCTCATCTTTAAGCTGGTTATAATCTTCCCACTGGTCAGGTCTCCAATGTACGTATCTAATCGCTGTGCGGTGTTTAGCAGGCTTAATCTCTCCGGTAATAATTTTAATGATGCGGCTCGTGCCTTGTGAGTTAGCGTCCACCATATCATCGTGCCTACCGAACGGGAAGGTACTGTGTTGCTTAATAAATTTATCTCGTGCTGTGAGCCCATCATCTCGAGAGTCCCACTCAACGTCTGCCTGCTCTTGTGCACTGAAGTCCATTGGCACGTGAAATGCGCCCGTGCTTACAAAAGGTGATATAGCTTGTGCACGAGCGTACTTGCCGCCTTGAGGGTTAACTGCTACAATAGCAGGCATCGCAGTGTCGTAGCGAAGCACGTCAATAATAGCAGAGCCGTTAGCTTTATCTTCTATAACAAGCTCATCAATGTCAGGGAACTCTTTCACAATAGAACGTATCTTTGCAACAGTCTCAGTAAACGCCATACGCTTGTTAATAAGTTTCCACAAATAAATATATTTGCCTTTGACGCCTAAGAGCTCTATAGCAACGTAGTCGCTTGTCTCAGTATTTTTGAATGTTGCGTCTATCGACAACTGCAGGTAGTCCAAGGAACGTCTTAGGTCGTCTGTGCGATAGCAAGGAGTCCACCATGATGCGTGGAACAAGTTGCCGATAGCTGCTGAAGGTCTGCCTTGGTAGAGTGCGTTCCACGTACGTGAACCGTCTGCTGCAATAACAAGTCTCTTCTTAGCAGCGAGCCACACATTATTATTAAGTATCTTCTGGGGTATCTTGCTCTCGTCGTCACCAACCTGTGCTCCAACAAGCGCGTCTCCAATATGGCGGCCTAACGGGTCGGGACCTACGTCAGCAGCTTCTTGGTCGTACTCAGCAGGTAAGTTGATGTACTTCCAAATATACTCAGCCCAGTTAGTCAATATCCAACCAATAACGTCGTTCTCAACCCAGCGCGTCTGTATGACAATAAGTTTGCCACCAGGGTGAATACGGGACTGAACTGACGGGCCCATTTCGTCGTGTATTTTAGCAATAACAGTCTCACTGTCAGCTTGCTCTTTGTTTTTGATAGGGTCATCAATTATGAACAGCTCTGCGCCGTGACCAGTGATACCGGCCTTTAGACCTGCGGCTCTGCACTTGCCTCCGAGGATGGTCTCCCACTGAGCAACGCCTTGCACTGACGGGTTAGGTCTGCAGTCGTGTATGTAGCTGCCATCTTTAGCTTGCTGCAAAAACACTTCTTGTGCAATGGTACTGAACTTATCTCTGTTGCGACGTGAGAAGCTCTCTGCAAAGGAGCTCTCGTAGCCTGCAATTATCACAGCATCTGTAGGATGCTTGCCAAGGAACCACGATGGCAATGTCTCTGTCACTGTGTAGCTCTTGCCATGCTGAGGAGGTACTGACAACAATAATATGTCCATAGCACCGTTGGTACAAGGCGCCTCAAGGAACGCCTGTATCTCGTCGCACAAATATCTGTGGAAGCGCGACATATAAAACCCTGGGTTAGCCAAGGCAACGTACGTGCCATAGTCTGACCTGGCCTTGCGGCGAAGTAACTCGCCCTCGAGTGTGTTAGGTATCATGATGTGAGTCTCCTTTATAGCCACTTAGCGCCATGCTTGCGCTGGTGACGCTTAATGAGTTTATGAACGGGCTTGCTCAACGCGAACGTGATGCCAAACTGTATAGGCATCGCAGGTGTGAACGGGCCTGCCCAAAATAGCCAATAGGCTGTAGCAATAGCTGCGCCTCTGGCTCGGTGAGTGATGAGTGTGTAGGCGTAGCCAATGATGCAAGGACTGAAGAATGCAACCAGCACTAGTAAATATATCACAATATTGACCGGGTCCTTAAGCTGCGTTAGCACGTCCTTGACGAATGTGATGAACTTATGTATCATGCGAGTCTCCAATGAGGTATAAATAAGAGCCCACAGCGGAGGGCTATGAGCTCTTAGAAGTTATGGCCCTGGACGGATGGCCCTGCGGGTAATGCTAGTCCTCCCAGCAGTCGAGTCGTGCTGTGAGTATGTTATGGTATGCCACCATGTGCCTGTACTGTTTGCGCAACAACTTGCGTGCCCTGCGCGACAAGGTGGTGTAGCGTGAGCTGGTGGCTATGAACAAATTAAGCTTGTTAATATTATTGCGCAGTGCTTCTTGCTCCTCAATCACTCTCTGTTTAGCCGTTGTTATCATGAGTAGTGTCCTCCTCTGCAATGTGATGTTCTGGCGTAGCCGACTGGGCCCCGGACTTAGATGCTCTAAATGCTGCTAATGCCTCAAGCTCCTCGTCGCTAAGCTCCTCATAAGGGTTGACGTTAGTGACCTCGGACTTGCTCTCGTCCACAGGCTTAGCTCCGACAGTGTCACGAATGAAGGTAGCTGACGCAGGGTTATGTCTTGCATGAATAGCTTGACACCGCAATATCATTTCCAGCTCGGTTGGCTCACGGTCTTCTTTCTGCAATGTGGCAATGTCTCTTGACAAAGACGCATAACCATATGACTCAATCTGGGTGTCTACTGTCGGACAACCATCTTTGTCCAACGACTCGGTCTTAGAAGATGCTGGCGACTGCAAAATAGCCATACCAACAGAGCGCCACGCGTCTCTTGCAAATTTAGGGTCACCAAACAGGTTTTTACCCTCTTTATACTCTCTTTCTTGCTTGTTACTCATATAACCTCCTTAGTCCTCGAACTTATGATGATAGATGCTATCGTGTTTGGGTACTTCATGGTTCGGAGAAACCAAGCGATAGAACAAGGTAGCGGGGAACATAATAATTTTCTGGATAATTACAAAAATTTTCATACTAACCTCCGGGGAATTATTCCTATATTATAGTATATACAATATTTTTCAAAAAATTTTACAAAATTTTATTTATTACAAGGAGGTGATATGACGCGGAGCACTGGAAAGTTAATATATTTCAAAAGGAATGAAAGTGCGAGATTTGCGTTTTAATGTGTAATTGATTTAGTCTTGAGAAATATAAGGGAGAAGGTATCGCGCGCACGTATTATATATTAGAATGCGCGTATGATAATTTTGAGTGGAGATGGGTGGAGGAGAAGGGTGAGGGAATAGGAGGAGCTGAAAAGTATAAATTATTTACTATACCGCCTCTCGGGGACCGCGCCAATTCTTTATTTTTAATATATTTCAAAACCAATTTAATATGAACAATCAAAACAAACAAAATCAAATCGGATTGTTCAAAAGGTAGGTATATCATGAAAGTTATTGTTAAAAAATCAAGCGATTTCAAGTCCGGCTATGCTATGTCCATTATAGACGACACCGGCAAAGCAAACACATGCGAGCTCAATTTTTGGTCGGCTGGCAAGACAAACCCGCGGTATAAGGATACACTCTTATTGCCGAAAAATCCGGCTAATAGAACATACTTCGATGTCAAGCAATTTGCAAAGAAGGGTGTAGACGAAATCGAACTCGAATACCGTGAAACCCGCATCCTTGGGCCCTACAATGTTGGTGTGCCAAAAAAGGACTGGACGGAATACATGACGGAAGAAGAAAAAGCTCAATATGATGCTATCCGGCATGCTTGCTTTGAAAGAAAGAAAGTTGCAGAAACACCGAAACCGCTCACGGAAGCTGAAAAACTGCAGCTCGAAATCGAAAAGCTCACGAAAAAGCTTGAGGCTCTGCAAAGCAAATAAGCAGAACAAGACAGATGGCTGGGTGATTATAAGCTCAGCCATCAAAAGCAAAATATAAGAAAGTATCAATATGTACGCAATAATTGTTATAAGTAAAGACCATCTCGTGCTCAACGAAGAGCTTAAACCGGCAAAAACGTGGTTCGGGCGATGGAAGCAAAGACGTTTCTTGTCGAAAGTTATGAAATGTGACCACGGCTTGAGACGCTGTGACTTCGAGTTTCACAATTGCAAAGACGAAGCTCAATTCAACATTTGGCTTAAAATGCTCGAATTAGCCAATCTCAGATGGCTCACATCAATCGAGGTGCCAACAAGATGAACACACTTAAAAGTCGTATCAACACAATGACTTTAGACCAGGTTGAAATCTGGTTTAAAGTGCACTTGATGCTTGAACATGCAGATTTGGCAATCAAAGCACACAGCTTTTGGAAAACTTATCATTTGAGGTGAATAAATATGAAAATTGAAGGTTTCACAGTACAATTCAACACGTCGGCAACAAATTACAGAGGGCAGCTCATTGAGGCTGTACCTTATTGGAGACTCTATCTTGTCGACCGCTCAGACCGGCACAATCCAGTACGCACGGCTATCGGTGTCTACTCATTGCATGAGCTTCAACTTTATTTCCGTAGCATATATGACAATAAAGGTGTGCCAGCACCCGGACGCTCGTTTGAAGCATATGCTCGAGCTTCGCGACGTGTAAATCGCAAGCCCAATAGTATATCATCCAAAGAGCTTAAGGAAAAGATAAAGCAACTTGAAAGAAAGCTCAAAGGACTTATGTAACAGCTCAGCGTTTTGCAAGGTGTAGTGCGGCCGAAGGCTTCTCGATTATAATTTTTCGGAAGTCTTTTCGGGCATTACACAAAATTCAAAATTATTCTACTTTTTCGAAATTTTAATGACGAAAATTTTGTGAAAAGGGTTTTGAATTTGGGTTAAGGTTTACGGGTTTGGTTTTGCACCTGCAAATTTGAGAAAATTTTTCCGAAAAAATATAAGGGGGGGGGCCATTTTCCACATATTAAATAAAAATTATTATTCAGCCACTAACCCGGTAAAAATAATTATATATATACATACATTATAATATAATAATCGGGGGGGGGCTATATATTTTTCGGAAAAAGATTTGAAAAATTTCAAGTGCAAAACCTAAACTCCAAACCCTTTTCGTCAACGTCTAAAATAAATAAATAAACAATAAATCAAGGAGGCATTTTTATGCACGACTATTGTAAAAACTCAGCTCACTCCAGCAACTTCAATCTTGCAGTCACTCTGACGAAAGATACTATCTTACAACAGCCAGACCACTCTTGCTTTGCTTTTCCGTCATACTGGACTCTCGACTGTTGCTTGAAACGGTTGACCCAGCTTATTGGCAAGCCGACCAGACAATACATTGCAGAGACTCATCGCAAAGAAAATGACTACGACAGTGAGGATGAGATTATTGCGGTGCCTTATAACACATACGACTTCATTGTCGCTACCGACAATATGTACTTCATTGTCAGAGATACACCGGATGACGCGTTCCATCACTCTTACAAGTTTGAGGTTCGGCACGGCGAGTATAAGCCGGACCACTTGTATTGCTACACCTACAATCTTGTGCCGTTCACAACTAAAACCTTCAAGCTTACATATCGCAAGAATACTAAAATGTTCTACCTGTTCGAAGGTTCTACCGTTGTGTGTTGCAATAAGGACTACGACTGGATATGCGCCGTGGTTATTAACAAGCTTGTTGATAAGACTGACCCGCTCACTTACCGGCTCAAGCATCGCATCAAGTTGTCAAAGGGTTATGTTGAGTGGTGCAAAGACAACGGCATGCCGCTCGTGACTGACGGTTATGAGCCTCGCGCGTACGTGACATTATTATAATATACGTGCGCACGGCGCGATAACACCACATTACAAAGATAGTTCATAATATTGCAGTACTGACATGCATAATCAGTCAGTGAATAATTTTTTAAAAATCGTATATATTATATATGTACGACGAATTCGATATATCCCGTCGACTGACGGATATAAATAAATTTTAGCTCAGGAGGAACATAAACATGAGCGAACAGGAAGTTATGGTAGCTGGTGTCGATTACGACCCGAACAAAGTGTATGCGAAAATCATCCGCGACGATAACGGCGATTTTCACATTGAGGACGAAGATGGAACGGTTGGCCCCGTGCTTAAGTTCTACGAAGAAAACGGCAAGACCATTGGTTTGACCAAGAACGCCGCTAACCGCAGATACTTCAGCAAGGCTAAAGCTATTGCCATCATCAACGAGAAAGGTTATGTGCCTTTGTATTACAAGCCGGACAAACCCGCTGGTACGCTTGGCATTAAGCATTTCCCGTACGACAAGTGGCTCTGCTATCTTGAAGAGGATGAGCAGAACGAGGTTAAAGCACTGTACGCCAAAGCACTTGAAGCTAAGGCAGCAGACAAGAAAGCGCCTAAGAGTGACGTTGAGAAATTGCAGGACAAGATTGCAAAGGCTCAGGCAGCTCTTAACAAACTTCTTGCCGAAGGTAATAACTAAGGAGGTACACTACAATGGCTAACAAGACCGTATTTGATTACATGACTGATGAAGAGTATGCACGTTACACGGAGCTTCAGGACAAAGCTTTGGCAGCTAAGGCAGCGCAGCCTAAAGTGCGCAAAGAACGTGCGCCGATGACGTCCGAGCAGAAAATTGCGCAGGCTCAGAAACGCATCGAGGCAGCGCAGAAGAAACTTGCAGAGCTTATGGCAATGCAGGCTTAACTCCCTCCGGCAGGGCACTTATCATTGCGGTAGGTGCCCTGATATTAAAGGGCTTATATAAATATATTTGTATAGCGAGGTAAACATATTATGACATATACCACAGACCAGATAAACCAGATTGCAGGACCTCCCGCGTTACCGTCATGTTGCACTACTTATTGTGAGAAGTCACTTACTGGACGTATTTTGTTCGCAGTTGAGCGCATTGACGCAGACACTTGGAAGGACGTGACAATGCAGAAGCAGCTTGAGCAGCAGATACAAGAACAGCAGAGCATAATTAAGAGGGCTGCTAATATTACAGACCTTGACAGAGGTACATTCGAATGGTAAAAGTCGTAGATGCAGATAAAATAAATTATCCGTATTGCAAAGCTTGGCCAACATTATTGGACCACGTTCCAGTTAATGAAGCACTTGATGCAGGTTGGACAATTTGTAGCAATTGGATAAGTGAAGTACCTGAAGATGAGGTACGACATTTGGAAGATAACGAGGAAGAATACTATAAAATAATTAAGGAGTATAATTAAAATGAAATTTGATATTGTGAAATACATCAATAATGTATGCGAAGACTATTTGCAAGGTCGTCACACAAAAGCATATACATTAAGCGCGATTGACTTGGCTCTTAACGAAGACTCTTGGCAACGTTTATGTGATGGCAAAGAAGTGGTTAGTGACCAAAGTGGTTATTTTGATGACATTAAAGTAAACGGTGGTCTTGTTAAGGTTGGTAAGAAAACGTGGCGTGTGCACTCTGATTGGTGCATTGAAGATAAAACGGAGGATGAGGAATGAAACTTATATTGATTAACGATGATGGGACCGAGAGCATTAACAAAGAAGTTAAATTTGTTAGCTGCAGTTTTGTAACTGATGAAAACACAAGCATAATCAATTCTTGGAATTGTAATGCTTATGACCAGCTCAAAGGTTATATGACGGTATGCGAACAATTTAAGAAATGTGAGAATGCTATTGGCCTTATCAAAGAGCTCAAAGCATTAGGCGAATGGGAAGAAGTTAAAAAAGAGCTTGAAGATGCATGTTATGAGCACTTAAACAACGACGGAAAAGTGATAAGCTTTCCGGGGAGGTTAAATTGAGAGTAGTAGACGTAAGACTTCCTCGCGAATATTTGCAAATACTTGAAACTTATGGAACGTTATCAGATATTGCAAATAAAGCATTGGAAGAAATAAGTAAAGGTAATTTACCAGAAATTGCAGATATGCCGGCGCTTGGGTATAATGACTCACATTTTGCAAAGAAACTTGTAAGAGTTGAAAATGAAGACTATGAGACGCTCGTTGCAACTTATGGGACACACAGTTCACGTATTTCGTTGCGCAGATTATTTGTATATCTTGTAGAAAGTGAAACAATACAAAATCTTGGGTTTATCCCTAAGCAAGCAACAAAAGAATATTGTAAAACCCACGAATATTGTATGCGAGTTATAAAAAGATTATATCAGCTTGCACCGGAAAAGTATATTGCACCTATTACAGAGATAATAGAAAAACTTAATACTTTATCATAAGGAGAAAAGCAATGAAGAACGTACTGTCAAAATTTAAAGTACGCATCAATCGTAACCTAACAGGCGACCAAATATGCGAAGCCTTAGGGCAATCACTTGTGAACGTAGATAATGTATATAGTTACATATTATACGCAGACTACGATAAACAAGGCTTAGTCGGGTTTCAAGTAGAGTTTCTTGTAAGCCAGACTGAAAGTTATAACACTATTTCACAGGAAGAAGTCATTGCTAATGCGGCAGCACAGATGCTTAAGCAATTACGCAGTGAACAGCAAAGATATGTGATAGGTTATAAACAACCACCGCTCGATAAATTGTTAGAACTCTATGAACCATTAGTCCAGAATCTTGCAATGAAGCAGCAACAATATTGGCAGCAGATGGAGTTCGAAGACTTATGTCAAATGTGCAGACTTTGTATTTGTACATTATATCAGGCTGGTTATTATATTCACAAAGCTCTTATACAAAAAGCATTCTCAAATGAGGTGTTACTTAAGATACGTAAAGATAGGTATCACGAGCAACCACTATCATTAAATCGTCGTGTAAAGTATGATAATGAGAAAGTAGAGTTAATGGACTTAATACCTGACAACTCTATGGTTGAGGAAATACAGGAGCAGCAAGATAATGAGGATGCGCTTCGAATATTACAAGAGAAGCGAGACCTTATTATTGCAGAAGTTGGGCAACGACAATATGACCAGCTTGTTCGAGCTTATACATTTGGCAATACAGATGGTATGAGTCGGCGATTAGTAAATAAACTTAAAAATAAGTTTGCACAACTTGGAATTACAGAGAACACATTTCAGAGGTATTTTTAAATGAAAGAAAAGAAACGCTTTTGGTTATATGATATTTACACACTGCAAGTAGATGGCCGCAAAGCTAAGCACCGCTTAGTATCTGACTATTGGATATTAAACGTCAATAAAAAGAAAGTTTTGACAGTTAAGTATGAGCAAGGTCCGGCCTATCGATATTGCATAGACACATTTGAAGACAAAAAGAAAGCAATAACTGAGATAAATCACTATATCAGAAACTTGCAATCGATGATATTTTAAGGAGACAATTATGGCTAAGTATAGAAAGAACACTGTTGTTATAAGATACAGAGGCGAAGAGTATGTATTTCATTTCAGAACTATCGGTATGTCGTCACTTGATGTTGTATTGTATGAGCATGGTGACCCGTCTAAACAGCATCATATTGCATACTACAATTTTCGTGGTTGTCTTGTAGACGGTACATATCATATGTATTGGCAACTTGCAAAACATGTTGTAGATATGTATGTACGATATAAAGCAGGTTGTATATCTAAAGGTACGCTTGGTTCCGAAGAGCTTGATAAGATGCAGATTAAAGAGTTTGATTGTCAAGCTGTAGAAGATTATATTAAAACTATAAAAGGAGAAAATAAAGATGGAAGATTTGGTAACACGCAACAAAAGAGCAGAGCTTGAGAAAGGATTGACACTTGCAGTTGACACACTCAACTTGGTGTGTAAAGGTTTTGCCACAATAAACAAAGATGGTTCATACATATACACTGATGAATATTGTAGATATATTGCAGTGTTAAGTGAAGCACGCAAACAGTATCTTATTGCACAGCAAAAATTGGATAAGTTCGAGGAGGAGAACGACAATGACTGAGATAGAAGAAGTTAAAACGCTACTTGCAGATATGAATAAGAAACTGGACAGAGTTATCTTGCAAAACAAAATTGCTATGAATACAAAGTACGGTTCGCCCGTTAAACAAAACGAAGAACATGACAAAAATTGTATCAATATTATCAGATATAATGCAATAAGAGATTTCATTTACTTTGTGAAATGCAAAGAAGCTGGGGTGCATGCTCCAGTAATCAAAACTTTTGTAACGTCTTATGAACGTTTGTTAAAATCGTTGGAAGAGTTTGAATTCAATGAAGCACACATGCAAGACTTGTAAATAGCACATCAAATTAAACAAGGAGAATAATTAAAATGTATAAATATTATGAATATGGCACTGTAGAATATTACGACCAAGAACTTACAAAAGCAATGAATAACTTGCGCATGGCTGCCAAAGGTTTTGCGTCGCTGGTTAAAGATGATACACCGATTGGTAAAATTGACCAGTATGCAGACGCTTTACATGATGCTGCATTAAGTTATGAAGCAGCACTTAGAAATTGGGATGAGTGTACAAGTCGTGAGGAGAGTAGCAATGATAACGCATAAATGTTCAAACTGTAAATTTTGTAAACAGTGCACTGAGACTGAGAAACGTTTAAGTGGTAAAGGCGCATTTTGTTACGACTATGAAGAGAAGGAGACAAGCAATGAAAATAAAGACAACGGACAATCTTAAGCCTTGCCCATTTTGCGGTGGTCAAGCAGTAGTACAAGAGATGCGCTACAGTATGCTACAAAGCGAGAATTTTGTAAAATGCGTAAATTGTGGAGCAGAAAGTTCTCGATATTATGACGACGCGCACAGTGCTATAAACGCTTGGAATAGGAGGGTTGATAATGAAAGCAACCATCAAAGATAAAATGTGCGAAACAGTTATAACTCTTAAAAATGTTAAAAATGTTAAAAGTGTTAAGCATGAAGGCAATAGCATACATGTATTATACACAGATATGGAAGTGATTTTGCCAGAAGAACGATACATTGTAAGGGAGGTAAAAGATGAAAACAATACTCAAAGTAGCAACCGTTAAAGTTTTTGATAAAGACTTTGAAGAATGGGAAACGCATGGTAACGTGACAGCAGTTATTGAGCAGGCAGATACTGTTATATTTTTATATACTGATGGTATGTGGTCGATGCTTAGCAAAATGCGTTTTGATATAAATCAGCCAGTTTGGAAAAAATATACCGCAACATTGGAGGAAGTAAATAATGTCGCATTCAAACAGTAGTCTTAATTGTTTTGCAAGTTGTATGCAAAAATATAACCAAAATTATATCTTGCATAATCAGCCTGCAACTATCAGTCCACATCTTACCTTTGGTACAATGGCTCATGAAGTATTATACAACGCAGGTAAGTTACGAGATGATAGTGACGATGGAGTAATCAATCCAGATGATTATTACAGAGTCATTCCGAGTGAAGTATTATATCCTGAATTAAAGTCAGCATTTAATATTAACTCGTGGGACCTGTACTTTAAAGCAGCTATCAAACAAGTTGTGCAGTACGAGAAGGAATGTTGCAAAGAATTAAGTGACTATGACAAAGCATCAGGTATAGGCGATGGTTCTTATGAGATTGAACGAGAACTTAAGTTGCAGTTAACTGTGGACCAGCTTAAACAGCTTGGTGAGTATGGTATTGACCAACCTTTTGTAGGTATCATCGACTTGCTTATTCATAGTAAAACATCTGCAATTATCTTGGACTACAAATTTAGTTCAGCTCGTAAGAGTCAAGAGGACTTTGATAACAATAGTCAGCTTCCATTGTATGCATTGTTTGTGCATATATTGTATGACATTCCGCTTCAGAATATTCAGTATGGTTACATTGATATTCCAAAACAAATGTTTGAGATGCCTGCACTATTAAAAAATGGCACATTGTCTCGGTCAAAAGCTCAGAACTGTTCAGCAGAAATGTATAAAGCAGCTGTTGAAGCAGTGCATGGTGCTGACCCGTATTATAATTGTAATGCAGGTGGCTATTACGAAGAAGCTTATAACTCATTTGCTTTGAATAAAGCTGCATATTTGTCGAAACAGTATCTTGACTTAGAAATTTATGAGCATATTATAAGAGAGTTGTTTGATACAGCAAAGACAATTGATATGTTCAAAGCAAAGAATTTACCTTTCTTGAGAAAATTTGATAGCTACTCTTGCAAAGGTTGTGAATACAAAAATACTTGCAAACCTTGGTTAGCTCAGGTTTGGAATGAGGAGGTATAATGAAACAGTTATTTAATTTTTACTTAGAAGACAGCGATAAGAAAGCAGCAATGGAAAAGCTTAAACGTTTAAAAGGTGATAATAGTAAAGGTCAGCTCGCAGCATATTTAAGAGTTATGATTAAATTGTTTATTGCTACACCCGACGAAAAAGTAAATAAAGATATACTTGACGCAGTGGATGCAGAGTATGTATATAACACATATAAAAATAAAAGGAGTTACTTATGATTAACATTCTTGGTGTTACAAAAGATATTAAACCATGTTCACGTTGTAGTTGTTACACAATGGAGTATCGTGAAATGGGTATACACATTGGAAAGTATTGTAAGAACTGTAATAAGTGGATAAAATGGGTAGCTCATAAAGAAGTTCCTGAAGAACTTGCTGCAAGAATTACTTCAAATAACGCAGCTGTTATTGAAGATATATGGGACAGCACAGACGAAGACGGCACAGATGAGGAGGATGCACCATGGTTTTAACTCAACGATTAGATAAGCTTGATTATATTTGTAATAATTTATCAATAACGCCCTCGCTTAACGAAAAACGAGAAATTGTAGCGAGTATTCCTAATGAACTCAAAGATGATTTTAATTTTATTCTTGAGATACTTGCAGGCAAACACAAACTTGGTTATACATATACGTATGGACCAATTGATAATGTACAGCCTACAGAAGAGCAAATGAATATGACGCTGCGTGAATATCTTGCGCCGTTGTGGGAGCCGCTTAAGCATAATGATTTAAGTAATGTTGTTACAAGTTATTACATGAGTAAATGTCGTGTGAAACAATATTTTGTAAAGCAACTTGTTAACCGCGAATTGCGTTTAGGCATTGGTAATTCATTATTGTCTAAAGATGCTACCGCACCAATGCTTGCAAAGAAGTGGGATGGCATCCTTGGAGCTTATGGTTCGCTATACGTAACTGAAAAGCTTGATGGTAATCGTTGCATTGCGTATCACGACGGACAACAGTGGATATACTTAAGCCGTAATGGTAAACAAAAACTTAATTACGATTTCGATATGAGTGGACTTCCTAAAGAATACGTTTATGATGGAGAAGTATTAAGTGCTGAACAGACACAAAACAGTGTTCAATTGTATAATTATATCAAAGGCGGTAGTAATATTAAACCTTTGTATACAAGTTTGTTTAGTAAAGCATCAGGTATTATGAATAGAAAAGGTATTCAGACCGGTTTAATTTACAATATTTTTGATGTGCAAATCGATGAGCCTTATTATAAGCGTAGAGCTTTGCTTGATACAATCGAAATGTATCTTAAGTCAAATACCGTACGCATTTTGCCTGTCCTCTGGGATGGTAACAATCCTAAAGCTATTGACCAACTTTGTGACTTGGTTACAAATTGTGGTGCTGAAGGACTTATGATTAACAGACCGCAAGCAACTTATGAACATAAACGTACAAACGCATTGCTCAAATATAAGAAAAGTAAGACAATGGATATGCGAGTAAGCGACGTATTTGAAGGCACAGGCAAATATGAAGCTGCACTTGGTTCTATGTTATGTGTTGCGCAGTTACCAAATGGTGATTATATTAGCGCTAATGTAGGCACCGGCATAAGTGACGAACAGCGTTGTCAATGGTATATGCATCCAAACGATATTATTGGCAAAATTGTAGAAGTTGAGTACTTCGATATAAGCCAAAATAAGTCGGCTCTTGGAACTAATAGTTACTCATTAAGATTCCCGAGACTTAAGAAAGTAAGAACTGACAAAAACGATATAAGTATTTATTAAAGGAGGTCCTAACTATGGACGAAATTATTGTAAATGAAACCCCTATCTTTGACACAGATGCTGTTGAAATGCACTTTGCATCCTATGGTGTAAGTTTCAGCATCATCAAGAACGAGCATCTGCGAAACGCAGTGTTGAGGTATTTTGTAGATACTGTACCTCACTACTTCTGGCACGTACAAGCATCAAGCACAGGCAAGTATCATCCTGAGTACGCACTTGGTGAAGAAGGCTTGTTAAGACACACTTGTGCAGCAGTACGAATTGCAGCAGCAATCATTAACCTTGACCAGTATAATGGTATCTTTGATGACGTTGACAAAGACAATATAATTGTAGCACTTATGCTGCATGATACATTTAAGCATGGCGAAGAAAAAGATGGCAAATACAACCCGTACAGTATTCATGAGCATCCGCTTCTTGCAGCTGATAAAGTTCGTGAGTGCTTAGATGATGAGCACAAATGTGTTATTGCAAATTGTATCGCATCTCACATGGGTGAATGGACTGAAAGCAACAGAAGTCATTATGTATTGCCTAAACCTAAAACGCTCGAAGAACAGATGGTTCATTTGTGTGACTATCTTGCATCGAGAAAGTTTTTGGAGTTTAAGTTTTAAGTAACTATATCATTGATTTTAATATATAATAATCATATCGATTATATTTATAAGATATTTTATCAGCCGATATTATAATTGATTGATATTATATATTAAAAATCAATGAGAATAATTTCAGAGTGAAATAATTTTAAAAAATTCGTATATATTATATATAGACGAAAAATTAAGGAGGTACTTTATGGAGCAAGAAAGTATGGACAATAGACGCTTGATACTTGCCATTAGTTTTGATGAAAACAAGGGCACTTATGAAGTTAAGTTACCAGCAGGTAGTAATCTTGCAGAAGCCGCATTTGGTATTTCAGCATTTATCAAATGTTTGGTTCGAGACAAGGTTATTAAGACACCAACTGATTTCATCGAACAAATTCAGAAATACACGTTTGATGTTCAGTACAAAGAATTGGAGGAAGAAAATGAAGACAAGTCTTAAGAAAGGTTATATGGAAGACGCAGGTGCAGATATTATTTTGTCAGAACCAGTTATTTTTAAATCTCACAAAATGACAATTGTAGACCTTGGTGCAATTTGTACACCTGCACCGGAATGTATGGGTTATCTTGTTGCAAGAACAAGTGCAGCAAAGAAAGGTTTGATGGTTCAATCTTGTCCGATTGACTCTTATTATGAAGGTCCGGTACATGCTATTGTATATAACGCTTCTGATGAAGATATTGTATACAAAGAAGATGAAGCATTTTGTCAGCTTGTAATTGTGCCGATTAAAACAATTCGCAATGTTCCTTGCAAAAGAGAAGGTCGCAGAAGTGATTCTTGTTTTGGAGGCACTGATGAAAAACATTAAAGTTGAAATACTTAACCCAAACATTATTGAAGATACAATCAAAATGATGGCAATTGGTGCAAGATTAACACAACATAGTCACAACATTAAAGACTTAGAAGATTTCAATAACTTATATAACACGCCTGCGTCATCTAAATTGATTGCAAAACTTAATGAGTTACCTCATCCAACGCTTCTTCATTTCACAAAAATCAATGTTGTTGTGTTTGGTGCATCTCGTCGGTTCCTTGCACAAATCACCCGGCATCAAGAAAATGTAAAATTTATGTCAGGTAGTTTACAATATAGCGACTTCTCTGATAACAGTGACGTTGCAGTACCTTATGAAATTATGGACACTGAATTTGAAGAGCCCTATAAAGAACAGTGCAAAGAAGCAATGGATATGTATGCAAGTCTTCAGAAAGCTTGTGGCGTTGATAATGACTCAGCTGGTTATGTTGCCCCTCAAGGTTTACGCAATGTTCTTATAATCAGTGCCACTCCATTTCAATGGAAGCACATGATTGCGCAAAGAATTTGTAGACGTAACACAGCAGAAACGCGATATGTTATGCTTCTTATATGGAGCGAGTTATATAAGTTAGCACCTCAAATTTTTAATGAAGATACAACTGGTTGTTTTTGTATGACAAGTTTTTGTAAAGAAGGTTCAATGAGTTGTCACAATCCAATTAACTTTAACGATACGCCGGATGATATACTTCATAAAGACTTTCCTAAATTATATAAGGAGAATAAATGTTAATTCTTGTAGAGGGTGGCGACGGTTCTGGTAAATCAACTCTTGTAGAAACTCTTAGAAAGTTTAATTTCAAGATTGCAAAGCCTGCAGCATTACAAAACAAGCATCAGTTTGAGTATTATGAACGACTCGCTTTACAAAGTATTTATGCTGAGCAGAATATAGTTCTTGATAGAAGCTTTTTATCGGAACTTGTATATCGTATTTATGATAAGAAGAAGCCACGACTTGGACTCGGTGAAATATTTTCTCTTCTTAAATATTGCAAAATTATTCTTTGCGAGACTGGTACACAGTTTCAAGATGCAATGGCAAGAGGTGAAGATAACATAACTAAGGAAGAAGATAGTAGGCAAATTAAATTTTTGTATCGGCAATATATTGCACTGATTGAACAGTTCGAAAATGTTCCGGTGCTTAGATACAATTGGCAGAAAAACAAAATGATTGAAGTCATTTCGTTTATAAATCAGACTAATACAAGGAGGTAACAAAATGCAGTATGACAGCTTTATTACCCATGATATAGATTTCTATATGGGTAACCCGAAGAGCGGCAAAACTTTAATTGCAGGCAGTTATCCAAAACCGATGCTTTATGTATCGATTGGCAATGACGGTGGCGGACGAGTTTTGATGATGCGTTATAGGCAGGACGTTGAGAAAGGCTTAATTAGAGTTAAGAATATCAATAACGACTTACCTATGGGCGGTATTATTAAAGAAACGTCTTGTGAAAAACTTGCAAAATTGTTAGCTGAGCTTCGAAAGCCGGATGCAGATAAGTTTAAAACAATTGTAGTTGATACCGTTGGTGCATTGCAAGATGATTACAAAGCTTATCTCGAACTTAAGAAAAAGGGTGTTCCCCTTTCTCAGCAAGAGTGGGGTGACGTTGGCAGAATGGTTCTTAATTTAAAGGACAATATGAAACGTTTCTCTGGCGAAACAGGTACCAAAATTGTGTGGATAACTCACACAAGAGAACAAGAGGTAACTGAAACAAGTGGTTTGAACAAAGAAATCAGAATCGTACCTGATTTAACTATTCAAACTGGCAAGAAGTTTATGAAAGATGCTTCGAATATTTTCTATTGTTGTCGTAAAACAATCATCAATGACAAAGGTGAACATACAGTTAAGTTTCTTACTTACGTAGGACCTCATCCGTTGATTGATACAGGCACAAGAGATATGTATTTGGAGCAAGGTGAGTTTGTTGAAAACTTCACTTATGACAAATGGCAAGCTATGATTAGAGCGGGACATTTAATCGCAGCTAACGTATTAGTTCCCGAAGAAAATAAAGAAAATGAAAATGCCAAAGAGGCAGAGGAGTAAATTAAAATGATTGAAAAGTTTAGTGATTATGAAGGTGGGTTTCTCAACCAGGCTGGTAAATTTGTATTTACCGTAGAAAATGCTGAAATTAAAGACAGCTCGAAAGGTGACCCGATGGTAGTACTTACCGTTAAAGCGCCTGAAGGTACGACGACTATTTATAAGTCTCTTATACCTAAAGCAAGATGGTCTTACAATAGCATTATCAAAGCATGTTTGCATTTGAATACGCCTGAGAAAATCAATAATTTCCAGTGCGATTATATGACTATTCATAACGACCTAATTGGAACGAAGTTTATCGGTACGGTTGTTGAGGACGTGTATAACAAAGAAGTTAAGACGCCTCTTGATGATGGCACGTTCCAGACTGAAATTGTTCCGACTAAGTCGTACAAAATCACGAAGTATGAAGATACTGAAATTGAAGACGAATGCGACTAAGTTACTTCAAGGCGGTGAGAAATCACCGTCTATATGGAAGGCACAGTAATTTAGTGGTGCAACTCCACTACCTTCCACCAAATTTATTGAAGGAGGTAACTTATGCAAACAGAAAGAGAAAGTAAAGTGCAAAAGAAAACAATGGACATACTCCGCAAATATGGTTGTTATGTTTATAAAAATGCACAAAGTGCTTTCACGGAAAAAGGTAGACCTGACTTAACTGCTTGTGTTCCTGTAAAGCTTGGAACTCTTGAAGAGATTTACGGCAAAGACGCAACACTCGGTATCTTTCTTGGAGTAGAAATGAAACGTGACGGTCATCTTGGTGAGGTGAGCGACGCACAACAAATTGTAGGTCGAAAGATTATGAGGTCTAAAGGGTTGTGGTTTGCAATTGATGACCCACTCGTAATCGAAGCACTTATGCTAAAATTTAAGGTGGTAAAGCAAGATGAATTACAATGAGTATTTAAAAAACGAACGGCCGTATCAAGAGTACGGCTGTAACTTTTTATTAGAGCGTAAACATGCATGCTTGTTTTATAAACCCGGTAAAGGCAAAACTTATCCAGTAATTAAAGCGGTTAGAGAAATAGAAGCAGCAAAAAAGCGTGATATTAAAGTTCTTGTTTTATCGACCGCAGCAGCAATTAAAATGATGTGGCTTGTTGATATTGACCCTCAGAAAATTATGCCGAAACAAACTGATTATATGTCTTTCACAAAAGCAGTGCAAGATAAAGTCAAACCTGTACTTTTAAAAACTTTGTGGGACGTAATTATTATAGATGAGTGTCATCACATTAAAGCTCATAATACAAAAATCTCTAAACTTGTATATCAGCTTACAAAGAAGTGTGAATATGTATTTGGTTTGACAGGTACGCCTCGTGGTAATAGTGACGTTGATATTTATTGTCAGTTCCACAATATGAATGTTTCAGGTTGGGGTGATATTTCATATACGTTATTTGTAAATACTTGTTGTGACGTTGATACAAAATTTGTAAGAGGTATTGCAATTAAAACTCCTACTGCAATCAATGAAAAGTACAGAGGCGGTTTTGAAAAGAATGTTGCAATGTATTCACAGCGCAAAGATTATGATGAGTCTGATAATATGCCTGAACTTAATATTAGTATTGTGAAAATTCCTTTTACGCCAAGTAAAGAATATTTACAAGTTGAGCAAGGTGTATTGCAAATGAGTGATTATGAAACCACTTTGAATAAGTTAACTGCTATTTGTAAATTGCAGCAACTTGCAAATGGGTTTGTATATATCACCGATGAATATGATGAAGAAAAGAGAACTTTTAAACTTGATGGCAAGAACTTAAAGCACGATTGGTTACAAGATAACTTGAAAGATAATTCTGTTATTGTATATCGGTATGCTGAAGATTATAACCAACTCTGTAGTCTTATGAATAAAATAAATAAAACTTATACAAACAATGTTGGTGAGTTCAAAGCAGGTAAAGCTAGTATATTGTTATTACAATGTTCTCAGTCAGAGTCTTTTAACTTGCAGCAATGTGCAAATCTTATTTTTTATACAATGGACTATTCGTTTATCAATTTTGACCAGATGCTTCACAGAGTATATCGTATGGGTCAAAAAGAACAAGTAAATATTACAGTTCTTATAAGCGATGGTAGTATTGAGAATAAGATTTGGAATGCAGTAGATAGAAAACAAACTTTATCACAGTTATTTTATGCGATTAAAGGAGAAGTATAATGGACGAAAATCTTGCAAGACTTAATAGAATTTATCCAGACAGTAAGTATGTACTTATTCCTAAGTATAATGCAGAACAATGGGCCGGCATACCTTATGATAGTGGAAAAGATAATAAAGCTGCACTTAATAAATGGAAATCTAATCCACTTAGTTATGAGCAAGCTGAACAAAAAGCAGAGGAAGGCTATCGTATCGGCTGGGTTATTCCTAAAGGTTATGTCGTAGTTGACGTAGATAACGAAGATGACCCTATGTCTGCTGAAAAATTAGAGCAGCTTCTTAATAAATTTGAAGTTAATTACTCTTACAATTATACAAGTCGTGGCACTCATTTTTTATTAAAAGATGAAAGTGAAACAATTAAAACAGATAGCCATTCTAAATGCGCACTTAATATTGTTATTGATACACGTGCAAATGAGAGTGGCTACATTATATTACCTTGTAACGACCCTCACAGAGCTTGGGGGCATTGGGGCGACAGTGTTGAAGATATACCTTACTTTCTTAAACCATTGCTCAAAGATACTACACCAAGCTTTATTGGTATGGTCGATGGTGATGGCCGTAATGATGCACTTTGGAAATGGCGCAGCAGATTGGAACAAGTACATAAGCTTACGCCACAAGAAATTGAAAAGAGTATTCGTATTATTAACGAAAACTTATTTCAAATTGCAATTCCAAATAATGAGTTGTTTAAGACAGTTCTTCGTACCAAAGAAAAGAAAGAAGATAAAGTTGAAAAGCAAAATATATTAAACAAATATGCAGATGACCTAATTAGTCAGTTTGATATTATATCAAGAGGTTCTAACTTTTATAAATTCACTGGTATTTATTATGAGCCAATTTCCGATATTGAGCTTGAACAGCTTATTCATCAAACAATAAGTACAAACTTAAGTCACGGACAACGAATTGAAATTCTTGAATTTGTTAAAGTTAAGACACAACAACCTGCAGAATTATTTGACAAAGAGTGGTACAAAATTGCTTGTAAAAATGGTATACTTAACTTTATAAGTGGTGAGCTCGAGACACCAAACAAAACGGAACTTAATACAATTTTTATTCCGTTTGAGTATGATAATGACCCACCTTATTCACCTCGCATTGACCAGTTTATGAAGGAAATCACTAATGGTGATATTACAAAGATAAACTTCTTGTATCAGGTTGCAGGTTATTGCTTACTTAAGAAAAATATGTTTGCAAAGTTTTTTATTTTCTTAGGTGAAGGCGGTACAGGTAAATCAACTTATATGAATCTACTTTGCAAAATGGTTGGTGAAAAGAACTGTGCACGAGTTGCATTATCCGACTTCGATAAAGATTATTATTTATCAGGTTTAATGTCTAAACTTGTAAATGTAGATGATGACGTTATGGACAACAAAGCGCTTGAAGGTGTAGGTAAGTTTAAGTCAATGATTTCAGGTGACCCTATTTCTGCAAGACAGATTTACAAAGACGTTGTAACATTCACACCATATTGTACTTGTATCTTTTCTTGTAATAAACTTCCAAAGATTATGGATAAAACGACTGGCCTGTATCGTCGTCTTGTTATTGTAGAACTTAATAACAAGGTTAAAACACCAGACCCTTTATTTATGGCAAAGGTTACAGATGAAGACATGCAGTACTTTTTATTTAAAGCAGTTGAAGGTATCAAGCAAGCAATCGAAGAAGGTCATTTTGCAATCAATGAAACAGAAGCCGAATTACTTAGACGTTTCAAACGTAGACAAAGTGCATTGAGTGAATGGCTTTATGAAAACAATATTTGTCTTTGTGACTTAATCGGTAATAAAGTACTTCCTTTATATTCTCAGTTTAGAGATTGGTGCAACACAAGCGGGTATACAAAAATACCTGCGGCTTATTCATTTAAGGAAGATATTTGTGCAATGTATGGTATCGAACTTGATTTAGTAAAGTTAAATAATGGTGGTTTAGGTGGTCAATGTTTCTCAAAGCGTGGTGAATATGACCCGAACTATAAACCGTTCTAAGGAGAGTATAATATGTTAATGAGATTTTTCGACTTTGAAGTTTTTCCACATTGGTGGTGCTGCACATTTGGTGATTTGCATAATGAAAAAGATGACGTCGATGAGAGTATTAAAGATACTTTTATTGTAGTTACTTCTGATATGCCTGACGCAAGAGAACGCTTGCTGAGCTTAATGAAAGAGAATGACGTTTGCGTTGTAGGTTACAATATTAAGTATTATGACTTAATGATTGCAAATGCAATATATCAAGGTTTTACACCAGAACAGGTTAAGATTATCAATGACATAATCATTAGACCAGACTTAGCATGGAGCACTAAAGAGCATTTAAGATTACAGTCTTTTGCAAAGAAAAGATTATCAGGTTGTGTATATCAAGATTTGATGGACGATAACGATGGCTCACTTAAAGAAAAAGAAGCTATTCTTGGTCTTGATATTATGGAAAGTGAAGTTCCATTTGATAAAGAAGATTTAACTGATTATGATAAAGTTGATGTTATTAAATATAACAAGCACGACGTTTATGCTTCAATGATTTTTTATCAAAAAGTTTGTTACAATTATACACAAACAAAGTTAATGCTTGGGCATAAGTTTAATATTCCAGAAGCTACTTGTCATATGGCAACTAATGCAAACCTTGTAGCTAAAGCGCTTAAAGCAGTTAGATGCACTTTTGCAGATGCAGATAAAGTTGATATTAACTTACCTAAAAAGATTGACACTTATTGCAAAATAAATATTCCTGCAGAAGTACTTAATTATGTATTAACAAATCAAAGTGGGCTTCACGTAAAGTTATTTGGTAATGAAGTTGATTTTGGTAACGGTGGTATTCACTCTACTTTAGCAAGTAACTTATATGTAGAGTCTGATAATGAATGGATATTAGTAAATGTCGATGCTCGTTCGTATTATCCTTCAATGCTTATACAATTTGCATTGCTTAGTCGAGCAGTTCATCAGCCCCAAATCTTTGTAGATATTTATGATGAACGTGTTACAATTAAAAGTAAACCATCAAACGAGAAAACAGATTGGGACAAACTTCTTGAAGCTGCGCTTAAGTTAATTCTTAATACAACATACGGTGCAAGTGGTAACAAGTGGCTTGATTTATATGACCCTTATATGTGCACTTCGACATGTCGAGTAGGTCAGTTATTCTTAGCGGCGCTAGCTTGTAAAATTTATAGAGAAATTCCTGGTACAAAAATTATTCAAACTAACACTGATGGTATTCTTGCTTATGTACGCCGTAAAGATTTAGATAAGCTTAAAGCCTTACAAGCAGAATGGACTAAAGTTTCTGGTATCAATATGGACACCGATTATGTGAGTAAAATATGGCAAAGAGACGTTAACAATTATTTGCTTGTTAAAGAAGACGGTAGTATTAAAAAGAAAGGTGGTTGGCTTAATGATACGTATGTTAATAAAGGTACAGTTAAGCTTAGTCCTCTTACTGCATATATTTGTGCAAAAGCTGCAACTAAGTTTTTGTTAGATGGAACTGATATTGTAGAGACAATTTATGCAGGAAGTAAGTTATCTGACTTTGTTATGACTTGTAAGAAAGGTCCTACTTATAGAGGTGTTATTCAAAAGTTTGAGGATGGTAGTGAGTTAGAACTCTTTAAATGTAACAGAGTTATTGCAACGACTGATACAAGTTGCGGTATGCTTTATAAATACAAAATGTTTAAAGGCAATTTGCAATATACTAAGATGCCGAATATTCCAGAACACTGCCGTACAATGAATGAAGATTTAACCTCCTATGATTTTAGGGAGATTAGAAAGAAATTAGACTATATATTTTATATTATGAGGGCTCAAGACTTATTAGACATAGAATGGCAAAAATTGAGCGGTTTATCAATAACTCGCACAAAATCTTTCGATTATGTTTAATATTGACGAATATTGATTGATTTTAATATATAATATTCGCAAATCTTAATCTTCCTTGATATAATATATAGGCCCAAAAGATTACACATTAAAAATTTTAGGAGGTAAAAACAAAATGACAGTATTTACTGAAACATATATTCCGTATGAATTTAATAATAAGATGGACTGTTATAAATATGTTGTTAATCGCGCACTTAACATACAAAAATCATTACGGTTTATAGAAAAAGATACAGAGCACCTTACTGTTAGATGCCCTGTATCAGCTGACTATTTAGATATTATTGGTGAACCAGAAGAAATAGAGTGGTTACATATGATGCTTAAAAATCGTCATTGGTATAAACCTTAATAGAAACCTTTCTTACTCTTTGTTCCGATATACACATTTTTAATACCTAATTTTTTAAGAACTTTATATTCTTCCTCAGTTGTATAATATTTATAACCATTGGAAGTATATACATAAATCTTAGCATATGAAGCGTTATCTGACATTAAACGTTGGATAGCGCTTTTCTTTTGCTTTTGCGTCATTTTGTTATAAACAAGTTCTACATAAGTTCCATCCTCCTTCTTTACTTTATATTTCTTTTTACTTGCAAACAATTCTGCAAGAGAGTCTTTGTTTAATTCGCCGTACTTCTTATTAAGTTTAGCAGTATCTTTTGAGTCAAGCTTCTTGTCTTCGTAATTACCAGTCAAGTAGCTCTTATTAACGTCCTGCGCTAAAGCTTCTTTCTCAATATCGGTCACTTTGTAAGGGTTAATATCAATAGGACTATTAGCATTGATAAGTTTCACAAGATGAGGTAAATAGTATTTGCTCTGTACTTTACCCGTATAAATATCAATCTTCTTAGGCAGTGCATACGCGAAGCCCGGAATAGCTTGAACCATAGCACGTTGCATAAAGTTCAATGCTCCGTTCTTACTATATTGCGGTGCGAATGAATACAAGTTTCTAGTGAATGCTTTCCAGAAATTAGGTATGAATGACAACATTGCATTCTCAGTAGTATTAACAAGATAATCTGCAAAGCTGGTAGAATAAGTAATATTGCTATACAAATCATTAAATACAAAATCATCAAACAAACCGCTTGTAGTAGCTTTCATAACTTCCCAGAATGATTTGTTATCATCACCAAAGATACTTGACATTGTAATACCCATCAAAATACCTTGCGTACCAAAGATGCCGCTTATATCAACATAGAAGTTAGTACCAATACGAAGCTTAGGCTTATCATCTTCGTCGTCAATAGCTGCAAGGCCAATTGCACCAAGCAAAAGACCAATCAATAAACCAGCACTTCCTATAATACCCTTACCAATTTGTTGTTTAGCAAAGTATTCTGCGAACCGAGGACTAACAGAGCTTTGACCTTTACTGCTTGCTTCAGTCCGTTTTCTTTCCCATCTTTCAATCGTATTTTCAAGTTTGGCATAATTGATTATTCCAAGTGCAAGTCCAGCAGGAGTATAGTTGAGACCTTCGAGGAACCAGTTAACACCAGCCGAGCCAAAAGGAAGTATTTGTTTGAAAGCAAAATAACCAGCCGCGCCGAGTCTATTTCGAATAGCATTTTCAATACTGTTCACGAAATTACGTCTGTGCATATACTTGTAAGCAGCAGCAGCATAAGCTTCAGCAAGAGTATCAAGAACTTGACTACTATAACCTTTACTTAAATCTACTTTATCTTCTACAAGCATTTTACCAAATAAACGTTTTGTCTCTTTCTTTATCCAAGGGTCATCTGACAACCAACGGAACGTGAAGTCAGAGACTTTGTTCATTGTTTCCATTACAGCTTTAGCAGCTTTATTATTAACATTCTTTGTATCAAACATTTGGTCGCCGAACATTTTAATAATGATTGCTTTAGCCATAGTGTTAGCAGCACTCTGTATACCTTGGTCTTTTTTAACGGTAGCTTTATCTTCAAAATACTTAGACAGGCCATCAGACAAAGTATCATAGAAAGAATACTTCTCAATAACTTTACCATTAGCATCGGTTTTTGTATACAAAGTTTCGTTGAACATTTTATCAACAAAAGCTGCGGTAGTATCATCAACTTGCGTACCACTGATTTTATATTGTTTGTATTCAAGCTGTTTAATACCAGGTAATTTACCTTTGAATTCTTTAGGAATTTCAGTTGCATTAGGGTTAGCTTTACGCCAGCTTTCGAACTTAGCAAGTATAGCTTCTTTCTTTGTACGAGACTTAGAAATTGCAAGGTCACCAAGCTTCTCAGTAATCTTACCAAACTTATCTACAACAATATTAGAAGTTGCATTTCGTATCGCAGTACCAGGTGCAGATAACATTGCCCAGCGCTCAATCTTCCAAAGGGTATCCCAAACTTTATCACCTTTCTTGTGTTCAACTTGTTTCTCTTTAACTTCATTCTGTATTTTAGCAAGAGCTTCTTCAATAGCAGTAATCTTTTCTTTGTTAAGTTGTTCAGTAGTCTTACCTTCAACACCACTTGTAGGTTTCTTAAGTGCAGTAACAAGTTCAGCTACACTCTTTTCATCTACGTCAATACCGTAATATTGCTGTAATGCAGAAGTAATTCGCTTGGCAGGGTTAACAAGACCAATCACTTTACTCCAGACAGACATTATAGTGGCGGCAGTACTTACAGGTGTATTCATTAAGGCATTAAGCTGTTCTACAGTATCAGAATCAAATTGATAAATGCCATTGTTCATTAAGTCTGTAAAATTAGCAAGAACCATAAGTCTGACAGACTCATAAACACGAATATCATTACGAGTTACGTCACCCTCGAGCGCAAGACTGTGGCTATAGAAATCAATAATCTCTGCTGCTTCTTCTTGAGTTATTGTATCAAGTTTACCCGAATTTTTATCAAAGAATTCTTTAACACTTACCTCAATATTCGGGTCATTGACATCAGCAATGTATTTTACAGTAGACTCGCTTGTATCGCTGAATTGCGTTTTGAGAAGCTCTTCAAGTTTAGCAGGCATATTCTTATTACTATAAATATCAAAGTGAGTACCATTAGGTAAATTTATTTCTGCAAGTTGTTTATACTTAGCAACTTCACCTTTCAAGTTTTTCACCTTTTCTTGTAACCGAGCTTTGTCACCCTTCAACTTTTCATTCTGAGCTTTTCTACGGTCAGCAGTATCAAAGATTGCTTTAGCAGTAGCATTATTCCAATAGCCTAATCTTGCTTTACGGCTAATCTCTTTAAGAGTTTCTTCAGCTTTATAGTATTCAGAAATATCTTTACCTTGCCACCACTTATTGATTTGACCATCTTTAAAATATTCAGGATAGTCCATTTCAGCTTTTGCTTTTGCTTTAGGCGATAAATAACTCATAATTTTATTACCAATACGGTTAATATTATCACTTACTGTCTTTTTAGGGCGCTTAGGAAATAATCTTTCATCCTTCTTGCTTGCTTCGACTACTGCTCTAAGCATCTTATTACTGCCTGTTACATTTTCATATTGAGCAGCAAAATAACGTTCTTCAAGCTCGTCTCTGCTAAGTGCGTTTACAAGACTAGGTATCTCAGCAATTTTAGCTTCAGCATCTTCTTGACTTATTACACCTTGCTCGATTTGGTTGTAAACTTGTCTCGCAAGAAAGAGTTTAAGTTTACTATTCATTGTTTCTACAGGAACGTCACCGATAATATCATTGAAAGCATCAGTTGAATTAGGGTCGCTGATTAAATCAATTAACTCACGACTTGTATCATCACCTTTACTACCACCAACTTGACGGTTAAGACTACTTTCTTTTCTGATTTCATCAGGAGCTTTATAACCACTGAGTATCAACCAATAAGCACGACCAGCAGCACGACCGCCAGACTCGATACTACCATCAAAGTCATTAGCCCATACGATACGAGCCGCACCGGTTTTAGCTTCAGTAAGTTCTTCCATCGCTTTGCTATATGCAAGAGCATGCTTAAGATAAGCTTTGCCAAGAGGCGAGCTAGCACCTTTCTCAGTTTTAAGCTCTTCAATAATAGAGTCGAACTTTTCTTGGCTGATTTTCTTTTCAGTCATTTCAGTACGGCCTGTATCTCTGAGTGCACACCACAATGCGTAATATTGCATAGACTTTATAGTAGCCAGGTCATTAAGCTGCTTAAAAGATTTAATCACTGGATTATGGAAGTATATCTTATTAAACAATTTCCAGGTATAATCATTTACTTTATTTGCATCAATAGTACGCAACCATCGCATATTTTTTTGGTAAGTAAGAGTACCTTGTTGACTACCTCCAATATATTTCCACAAAGACTTATTCAAGAATGCAGGATTTGCAGCTTTAACAAAATTTTGTGTTTCAGGGTCCATTTGGATAGGCCTATATTTTCTAATAAAGTATTCAAGGTTTGTACCTCTGGCCTCTTTATTAGAAACAGTGCGAGGTGCAACTGGCTGGACTTCTGCATCAGTTACGACATTCTTTTTATGTTTTGTAATATATGCTTCTTTCTTAAGACGTTTTTGTTCCGCCCTCAGTTCTTTAAGATAAGCTTCTTTTTCTTCTTTGCTCATTCCTTCAAGCTGAGCTCTTTCATCGGCGTTAAGACCATCGTCGGTTTCACTAAGAGACAAAATATGAGAATTACCATTTTGGTCAAAATTATATTTATCAAGCAGACTACCCATTTTAGATTCAAATGTTGTAATAAGTTTATCACTATCTTTTAAACTAAATAAGGTATCACCATTAGCATCGTTAATTATAACAGTACCAATAATATTTTTTTCAAATAATTTTATGGTAGTGATATATAAATTAACTAATGTTGAACGATTAGTAGCAGCATTTACATTTATTGTTAAAGTATTATTAGAAATATCACCAACTAAAGTATTATCAAATAATTGTACTTGCTGAGATTTAGTAAGATTATTAGCTGTGCTATATAATTTACTAAAATTATATAGAGCAGCTTCTGGTATTGCATATTTACTAAAGTAAGTATCACCATTTGGAAATATACATACTGATGTAGCAGACTTGCTCGGCTGCTGTACAAGACTAAGATACTTCTTATTGTTACGAAGAATTTGGTTAGTAAAATCATTTGTAATTTTACTATCAATGAACTTATAATTATCGTTAGTCATATTATTGTACGTATATTCACTAGGGTCTAATAAAATATTATTATCTTTATCAAAACCTAATATTTTAACAGTTTTAGATTTTGAAGCAATATCAGTAGGTACTAAAATTTCCGCCATAACGTCAGCTACATAACCAACTAAATCTTTAGGCTTAACAATACCTATTGTTAAATACATATTTTCAAGTAACGTTTCTTTTCCAGTAATACCTTTATTTAAAAATGCATGCGTTGCTCTAGTATACTGCTCTCTTGTATTATACATAGTTGAGCCATAAGAACGCAACTTAGTATCACCAAATTGAGCAGATACAAAATCATCAGGATAGTAGACAGAATTTGTTTGTACTCTAAAAAATGGAATATCAGTATTTAAAAATTCATCATAAGGAATATTATTTCCAGCATCTTGCCATAATTGTTTCAACATAATATCTCTAATTTCAGGGTCTTGAGCAAATTTAACTAACTCTTTTTTACCTTCGGGTGTACCAGCCTCTACCCATTCTCGAACTACTGAATTATCTTGTACTTTATTATCAAACTCTTCTGCAATCGCACGTCTTTCTTCTGTTGTAGCTTTGTTGTTTGGTCCATAAATTATATCTTTATATAAATAAGTTTCATAGTTAGTATCATCAAGAAGGTCGTGAACAAGCTTAATTCTACCAAACTTTTCGTATACAGGATAAGCGTATGACAATAATGCATCATCAGTTTTAGTGCCTTTGGTACCATTGGTTTTATTCCGCAACGGTTCTGCGCCAGTAACTTCGAAGGTACCAAACGGAGTATCGAGATAAGTTTTATTACCGACGTCTCTTCTAAACATAGGTACGCGCAAAGGTGCAGCATAGTAGCTTTGAGGTCCTTGCCAACCACGTGCATCTATTTCACCAGTAACACAAGTATAAATTAACCGACTAAGCATATCAAAAGCAGCCGCATCAGTTAAACCTTTAACGTTAAGTTCAGGAAAATATTCGCGCGCTGCCTCAAGTATTTTATAGCTAGAAGCAAATGGCAAAGTTGTAAAATCTATGTATGCAAAACCGGCACTAAAATTATTTTGATGTTGTATAGCATGTTCAAATTCATGTAATACTTCATAGCGTAATTCATTATCCGTTTTATCAATAACTTTTCCGTTAGTAAGCTCACGCTTAGTAACTAAATATATAGTATTTGTAGAATAATCATAATTAGAAGGACCAAGCTTATCAACCAACTTGATTTTAGTATCTTTTAAATTACCGTACACATATTTAGCCTGAATAATATCGCTAATTTTAGTATCTTTAGTAATTACAAAGTTTTCATCTTTTGCAATACTATAGAAAGGTTTTAAATCTGCTAATCCATATTCACCGTTGTTATATTTTACAATAGATACGGTGCCTGTGTCAGCTAAAATACTATCACGCAAATAGGCAAAAGTAGTACTCTCAGTAACTACGCCGTAAGTATTTCTGATTTCTCTTTGAGTGTCACTTGATAAAAGTTGAGGGTCGCGAATATAGTCTGTGATACTATAATAATTCTTTGCAACGGCACTAATATCTTTAGAAATATACTTTTCATAATATTCGTGCGTATTAAATAATTTATTAGTAATAATATTTTCTGCAAAGTCAGGTGCGAATTCAGAGAAACGCATAGACTTTAAATGAGCTTGGTATTGCGTATCTTCAGTAATATTCTCAACAATAGTGTACGTACCATTTTTAGCAATATTAAGAGTATACGCATTGCCACTTACAGCAAGCAACTGTTCTCTATAATATTCTTTACGAAATTCTTGGCGCTCAGATGCAGTACCGCTTTCACCTGGAACTTCTGTAGCCATCCAAGTTTGTAACGTAACATTATTATTAAGAAGTATTTTAGCTAACTGCCAGTTGGCATTAGAGCTAAGTTCGGGATAGACTACACCATTGAAATTACTTCTATATTGTCCAACATAATAATCGTTAAGTTTATTAAGGGCTTGAGTTCTAGTAGTTTCACTACCACTAGTAAGCTGATAAAAAGTAATCTTCTTATTAGCATCAGGAATAGGCATAACGTCGATACGCTTTTTAAGTATTTCAAGGTCAGCATCTGTAGTTTTGCCAGTTTTAATTCTCTTACCAACTTCAAGATTGTAACGATGAGAATCAACATAACTTCTCTGAGCAGGAGTTAAAAGTGATACAAAATCGGTAGTAACATTATCTTGTACAAGCAAATATTCGATAATTGATTTCTGCCATTCTTTCTTCGTATTCTCAAGCTGAAGTTTATACATATCATCAGTAATAGTATCACCAGTCGCAGCTTCAGTAATAGTATCTAACTGCAATAACAATTTTCTTGCAACTTGCGAGGTTTGATATAAGCACTGTTTATAGAATTCACTATCATTAAGCAATGTAGCAACTGCTTCTTCTGCCGTGGCATCAGCTCTATGATAGTTCGTTTTATACAGATTATGAATTTCAGTGATGGCATATTTAAGGTCGGGCACTTTAATAAGATTATCGATGAGTACATTACTTGCATCATTCTTACGTACATCAAGTAATATATCAGAAGAAGAGTCAATCATATTCTGAGGTATAATACGATGACCGTCGACATTAACACTGTTAGTGCCATCTTCGGAAATAGATACACTCTTAGTATTAGGCATTAATAGCAACTCATCAATCTTAGCTTTAGCATCTTTTTGTGCTTTACTGCGAGGTTTAACCTCTTGCTCAGGTTTAGTAGCTTCTTCTTTAATATGCGTTTCTTTAATTTTAGTAATATTAGCATCTTGCATTTTCTTAGCAAGTAATTCTTTTTCAGCTGCTGTGAAAGCTTCATATCTACTCGCCACATACGACGATGCTAAATTCATAACTTCAGTATTAAGTTTATCTACTACCACATTCAAATCGGCTTCAACATAGGTTTGATTGGTTTGAGTAGTATATTGAGCAGCAAATTCTTGCATGAAAGAAATAACTCTCTCGGTTGCTTCTTGACCAATATTGCCATAAAAAGATGCAAGTAACTGGAATGACTGAACTGCCTGACCAAGCATAGCTTCACGATATTCAATAGGCTGAGAAGTATCATTACAGAATTCTTGAATTTCATGCATAAGAGATTTGGTGTTTGCAATAATGTTCCAACTCTTCCACTTGCTGAACTTCTTCATTACAGGCTTGCCTTCTTCATCTGTAACAATATCACCTTTTTTATTACGAAGTACTTCATCAGTTTCAATGCGCTTAGTAGTAAGAACTTTAACTGCAGAAGTAAGGCCAGAGACTAAAGCACCTGCTGCAAAAGCACGAGCCATATCGGCAAAACTAAAACCTGCATAGTTTTGTAAAGGTGAAGGTCTGGTTCCAAATTTGCTGTGAATAACATAAGTTGCAGTATTGATAAACTGACCAGAATATTCCTGCAATGCTTCTTCAATACCGTCTTTAAGCATATCGTTAATAAGACGCTTTCTACCAGAAATAATACCAGATTTAGGACTGTAATTAAACATAATCTGTTTCTCAGTAGTAGCGCCAAATGTATTAGCCATTACTTTTGTAACAGTATATTCAGCAGCAGCACGCAATGCAGCATTTGTTGCAAGATAAATCGTCGGGACACTTGCAAGACTTTCATCTTGACAAAGTTCTCGATAATTGTTAGTACCCATGCTACCCCAATATAATATCTGTCCAGTCTTCTGAAGAGTATGTCCAGCATTTACAAATACTTTTGCGGTAGTCGTACCTTGCCCGGCTTTAGCAATAGCGTTGCCTCCATAATTAAATGCAGCCATTGTAAGTACTTGTCCAAGAGTATCGCCCAAAAGATTAGTAATATTATAACCAGCCGTAGGTTTACCTTCAACAGTTACAAGGTCGGTATTCAAACGCTCCCATTCGTATAATGACCTACGCAAGTCATCAGTAGGCATAAAATTGATTTCACCAGCTTCTCTCCAGGCTCTATCAAATGCTGCCCATTTACCGCCTTCTGTTTCGTCACTAATCAAAGCATCAATACTTTTGAACAAACCAGTGCCAACAGTAGCAACGCCTTCAATTATATTTTCAGCTGTATTAAGAACGGATAATGTAATATTACCAAGAGCCCCAGCAGCGGTATTAGTTGCTTTTTCAAGTGCTCCCATATTTTCTTTAGCAATACGCTCTTGATTTTGCTTAATAATATTACGCTGTGCTGTAGCATATTCATCAAGTTGTTTTTGATGATACTCTTTTTCAGTCATCAGTACATTATGTTTTTGCGGATTACCTTGTTCATCATAAACAGTTTCTTCATAATCTTTCTTCTTCTCGTCATCCAAGAATAAAGAAACGGCGAGCTGTTGCATTTTGTGCTCGGTATCATACACGTCCCAATTAGGTAAGTTTCTAATAGCGCTAATAGACATTTTTTCATTAGCGGCATTGATAGTACCTAATAACGTATCAAGAGACCCAGTCTTTGAATACTGGGTCCACGTGTCATTACCACCAAGCTCTTTGTACAGCTCGTCGTTTTGCAGTTTAGCTTTCGCTACACCATACGGGTTCTCATATTGTGTGTAAGTTAACATACATATACTCCTTTACTGCTCTTCGCAGTTATTTGAAATATCATTATTATATATTTTACAAACCTGCTTTATTAGATTTTAATATATAATAGGAATGCAATTTATATTCAATTGATATAATATATAGACTAAATTGATTATATATTAAAATCAATATAATCTACTTTTAGATTTAATAGCGCTGGTTTGTTTCTGATTTTCAGCATACTTTGTCATTGCTATTAAAACGTTATTGAATGCATCAGTGGCCTGTCTATTAAATTCACGGTTCTGAGCATCTTGTCTTTCGCCTTCTCTAACACCACTGTAAATACCATTTGCAAACATAAGCGCTGCTCCGATAGCCGCTATAATAGCTCCGACCGGCGCGCCTACACCAGTTGCAGTAAGTCCAGCCGCACCACCTAATAACGTACTTCCAACAGTTGCAGCACCAGCAAGACTACCAGCGGCCGCAGTACCGGCAGCACCAGCAGCAAAATTACCGGCAGTAGTGTTCATAATTTTCCAGAACTTGTCACTCTCACTTGCTGATAAACTTTCAATATCTGTTAAGCCAGTTACAAGAGTATCAAGACTCATACCAAGTTCTTGTTCTAGACCTTTATCAATACCCATATCCTTAGCTACTTTTGTAAAGTTAGTAGCAAGGTCTTTAATCTTAGTGGTTTGCTCTTTAGACTTGTCATCAGTACTATTGAGAATATTGTCCAAATCATTTTTAAAGCTTTCATATTGCTTGTTGATTTGAGCAGCCTTGATACCAGTAACACGTTCAGCATAACTCCAATCTCTGTCAGTTGATTCTCTACCTGTTAATGTACGGAAACTACCTGCAACAGTACCTTCCTTAGTATAATTATAAGGGTCGCCAGCAAACATATAGTCAGCAAGGTCAGGGTTAGTACCTCTAATATAATCTTCCCAGCTCATTATGTTATCAAGGCCTTCAGGAATTTCACCTTGCCCAATATAGTTTTCTACAAAATCTAAGTAATCAGTTAAGTCTTCATTAGATTCATAACGACCTAATTCTTCATTATAGGTATAGAAATCTTTATAAAGTTCATCAACTGTTTTTAATCGAGCATCACCATATCTTATATTGCCTTCTTCATCTCTTTCCCAATCGCCTTTACCTTCATTAGCGGTCTCATCCCAAATAGCATCTTGAGTAAAGTAGTTAGAGAATCGAGGGTCAGCAGCAAGTTGTGGTGCTTTCTCAAACAAATATTTTGTATAATCATAAGCCGCATTTTCATATGCCGCAAAGTTTTCAGCTCTCTCAGTTAATGCTTCATCAATAGCACTTGCACCTTCTTGATAACTCTTCTGAACTGCCTGTTCGTTTTGCGCAAGATTTTGTCTATAAGTATTATAAGCTTCTTCAAGATTAAGTTGATTTTCAGAAAGCATCTTCTGCTTACTTTCTCCAAATAATGCACTACTTTCAATATTTGCACGGTTCTGCAAATAGGAAGTATACGCAGCTGTAGAAGCCTGCGTATAGTCCTTTACTAATTGATTTTCTGCTGCAATAGCAGACTGCTGATTTTGAGACAATAAATTTTCCCAAGTTTTACGGTTGTAATAATCTCTATTACTTTCCTGCAATACTGTTTTATATTGACCTGTAGTTAATGGCATTATCTTAACCTCTCTGTAATTCTATACTTAATTGCAATGTTAGGAGTAACAAAAGCTTGAGGATATTTGTCAGTCTTGTCATTGCTAACTTGCAACTGAAATGCATTGGTCTTAATGAAATTGACCCGCTTAATCATTGTAGTAAGTTGGTCAATATCATATTCGACGGTGTCACTATCAGACAAATTGTTTAAGTTACGATAGTTCGTAAACTTAAGCTTAAATCTTAAAGGCCTTCCGCTTTGTTCAGTTACAATAGAAACGCTACGGATATGCTTATAATTATTGGGAGCACCAAAATGCATCTTTTGCGTGGTGAAAGACCAATCGAAGGGAATGAGTTCATTGTCATATACTGATACCTCATCAAAGTTAAATTTATAAATATCACCTCGCCCAGTAACAAGAACTAAGTCTTCAGTGAACGTATTATCGTTTATATACACAAGTTGCTTAGGAATCTGCGGCAATCTCCATATCCACCAAGACGAAGTTCTTAAATCATAAACAAGTATTTTTGGAGAAGTCGACTTGTATAAGAATAACCAATTCTTGTACTGACAAAGTTTAATCGGTCGTGTAGCATATTCTTGATATACGTCCATAATCGCTTCAGTTAAGTAACGATAAATTTGTTCAGTGGACTGTACAAAGTCTTGATAGTTCAAAGTGGACAAACCTTTGAGAGTTGTGATATAAATATTATTGCCATCATATGACAATAACATATCGGAACCATCACGATTACCAAGGGCAAGTTTTGTCTTGCTTAAATAATAAACATTATTGCTACTATCATAAGTGAGTTGATATGCTGTAGTTTCCAAAAAGATGCCTAAAGCTGTTTGCGAAAAGTTTACAAGAGCTGTAATCTTATCAGTAAAGATATTATCGTTTTTAGTATTTTTTGGAATATAAAACAAATTCTTGCCCTCAGAAATATCAGTATCAATAAGTGTTTTACTTGACTGATAAAAGACATTTCCTTGAGATAAGCAAGTTGTAATAAAATCTACAGAATGTTCCGGCATTATATAATCTATGCTGCCTTTTACTAAATTGTCTACAGAAATGGTTTCTGTGTACTGATTAGAATAAATTACACCATTACTGCTATCCATCCAAATTGCAACGCCTGCATCATCTATGTATAATGGTCTTGATGCAAACAATAAAGGTATTGTCTCATTGCCATCAACAAAATTAGTGGACATTAGCATGTTGTTCTTACTTAATTTTACTTGCGGACTTATAGTAGTAGTTGAGGTATACTGGTCATTAGTAATAGTTACAGTACATGTGAAAGGTCGTTCACTTCTTGTAGTTACAATATTTGCTGTTATATTTTCATAATAATATGTGTAATAAGATTCTTCGTGCTGCCGTGATAAATTATTAAGTGTTACATTATAACGGCTAACTGTAATATTAGTACCATTTAAAGCATCAAGTGTAGCATATTTATAACCATTGTCGAATACTACCATATCTTCAACTTGATGACTTAATTCATTCCAAACAAGTCCGTTTGGTAAAAACCCAAATAATTTATACTTAACAGCACTACTAATAGTTCCTTTAGAAGAACCAGTAGCTTGCACAGCATTTGGAGTATAATACAAATCAGACCGATAAGCAATTGTACCTTCAATATTAAAACCTTCTGTTAAATTAGTGCAAAATACGTAATATTTTGTAGCATCACCAGTAATAAGTCTAATAGTTCCACCTAAATAAACTACTAATAAACCAGTATCACCTGTTTTAATTATGCGTATCTTGTTATCAAGATTTTCAAACATATCATTCCAAATTGATAAATCTGGTTTAGTTTCTTGAGTATTAAGAGTACAGAATTTTGTGCTGCCTTTTGTACTATCACCTACTGCAAGTACACAACCGCTATAGTAACAAGCAATAGATTCTAAATCACCAGTTTCAGTTTGAGTAAACATTCGAGACGTAAACATTATTCCGTACGCAAAAGTATAATCATCAGCATCACCAAATGCAATAGGAATAGAATAAGTTTCTCCATTATACGTTTCTTTTACTGCAATATTACCGCTTTGCGGTTTAGCCCATAAACTACGAACCATGCCAGGTAACAAATACTGACTAATTACTTTTGTAGTAGCATCCATACCATTTATTGATATGTATAAATCGCTATCTGTGATTTTACAAGTTTGAAATAACGTCCAATCAGAACTAGAAAATGCATTCACATTAGCAGCATCTATCTTTTTTCTATAAATTTCAATGCCTTCATTTGCACTGCCTTGATTATAATTACAATAATATACATACCCTCCTTGCCTTGATAATACTGGTATTTGTACAGGAGTAAAATGCCAGTACTCATAACGCTTACCATCATTTACTATTTCATATTTTGGTAAAGTAAATTCATACCAAGTATAGCCATCTGCACTGATATAATTTTTACCGTTATTATGGGTAGTATCAATATTTGCAATATCAGTATATAAATATACAAAAGTATTACTTGTTAATTTAGCAACTTGATACTGACCTTGTCCTGCAGTAGTTATAAATTGTCCTACAGTAGTATAAAATGCTTTATTATTATTTTTTGCCCATGTAATTTTGTATACATTTGTACCAATTCTAACAGTAACTTCTTTACCTTCCAAATCGACAGTATTAGGAACTTTAACAGCAGGGTCAAATAAATATCTTTGTATATGGCCAGAAGTTAAAACATTTGGTTGCTGCAATACAAGCTGGCCAGTAGAGTCAGGCCTATCAATTGTGAATACACCAGTTCCAGTATAAATTTCAGTTAAAGGAAAATATACGGTATCATTGTTTGCATAAAAATCAATTTTATTTTGGCCATATACAATAGCTGTGATTTTATCAGTTTCAAACAAACAATACGCAAAATTCAGCCAGCACAAATAAATCTGTTGAGTCGTTTCATATAACTGAAAACCACTACTATTCCAAGAAGCTGGGCATGCAAGATAGTATGTGCCCGGGTCTAATGACGTCGCATCATCTCTGGCTTGAATATGATAAAAAGTTTTGTCGTTAATCTTCCATACTTTAACAACTTTCCACTCACTATTGATTACAAATATCTGTTCAGGTGGACGCGTAGAGAGCTGATTCTCTTGGTTTACGTACATATTATTTACTTCAGTAAAAGTTTCTTGGTCAATACTAACATAGTTCTTATTAGTATTAAGACCTTTGTATTCCAAAAAGTTCATGTACTTTTCATTAAGAGAATTAGTACCTGCTGACATAGGGTTACGTCTAATAGTTGCCATTACCAATCGCCTCCATTGTTAATAACTTTATTCGTAGCATAATCGTTTTCGTTAATTCTTGCCAGCGCCATCTCATACTCATTACGATAAATCGACGACTTCTGCTCGTCATCAATTTTAAATAACTGACTTGCAATATATGAAGGCAAACATACAAGAATGTCATCAGGTATATCTAACTCAACGTCATCCTGAGTTGTAGGCGTAAAGAAAAACCATTTTGCAAAATATGCAATTTTACAAATACAAGGTTTCATAAAAATGAGTTTGTTTCCGCGCTGTGCAAACTCTGTATCTTTAAGTGGCTCAAGCATGTCTTGACCCTTACAATCTTCTACTACTTTCCAATTAGTATCGTCTGACCAAGCTACAAAATCGTCAGGCATTTTAACAGTGTCCCCAACGTATACGTAATGTTCGTATACTTTGAGTGCATTGAGCTGGTCTTCAGTAGCTGTACTCAAATCACAAGAATGGTTAAGTACAAAATACATTGCATCCTGCCCATACGTCTGCGCAATACAATTAAGTACTGCATCTCTATCTGCTACTTTAAAATCTGCATAAGCTCTTTTAGCTTTAATTGCAGAAGTAATCTCAGTTAATGCCTCATTAGCATAGAAAGGCATCTTTTCAATCAGTCCCTGGTCTACTGCTGCATCAACGGACAAGTCCATTTTTGCAAGTGTTGCTTGTTTAATATAACCCCAAGTAATCATTTGGCACCTCCATTTGGTTTTGGATATTATTTTCCATATAATTTTATTATATGATTTTTAATATATAATATTTGAATATCTTGTTATTCCTTAATAAAATATAAAGGCCATATATAATTATATATTAAAAATCATATAATCAACTGATATAAAAAGAAAGACCGGCCGACTGTTATGCCGGGCCGGCCTCTCTTTTTTTGCGAAGTACTGTGAGCTAAGTTATGCCTGAGCTTTCGTCGTAACCGTACCAACAACAGATACAGGTTTAACAACAGTAGCCTGAGGAACAATTTCCGTATAGTCAGCAACTTCATCCCACGCATTTGCA